TCAACCGGTTATTTCATTTTTCGTGTAGTCATTGTTGACTACACTGTTCGGTTTTAAATTCAATCCTGCATTTTCAAGTGCATTTTTTTTATTCTCTAACGCCACATGGGTATAAAATTCCGTTGTTGCAATCTGAGCATGGCCGAGGATTTCCTGTATTGTGCGCAGGTTGATATCCTTTGCCAGCAGGTGAGTTGCCAGGCTATGGCGGAGCAGGTGCGGATGGATGTGTTTATTAATCCCTGCTTTTTTCTTTGCCCTCTGTATTGCCCTTCTTATGTCCCTGATCGGCCTTGCACCGTTGACCGGTGAAGGGAAGACCCATTCTGAGCCGGTCGACTTGAGCAGGTCCTTCAATTCATCGTGCAGCCAATCCGACAAGGGCAGAACATTGGTTTTGTCCCCCTTCCGTCTGACCATTATGGCCCTGGTCTCCCAGTCGATGTCTGTTCGTCTCAACATTCTTGCCTCGCTGAACCGAAGGCCGAGGTTGAACATGACAAGGAACATAACACGGTACACCGGGGAATCAGCGGCCGCGATGAAGCGGACAGCTTCCTCAAATGTAAGCACCTGTGGAATAGGTCTTTTATATGGCAATTTTTCAATCTTCAATACCTCGGCGGGCCTCAGGTTCATGTTTTTGTCAGCCCATTTCAGGAAGGCTGCAAAGTAATCGAGCTCTTTGTTGATTGACCTGTTCCCTGCATTTTTCCCGCGGAAATCTTCTTTTCTCTGTTTCTGGTATAGCTGGAGCAACCTGTTTGTAATGTCATGGATCCGCATGGTTCCGAAGAACGGCACCAGATACCTCTCAAAACATTGCTTCTTGTCCACGAGGGTTTTCTTTGCCTGGTGCAGACGGACATACTCGAGGTATGCCGGGACCATTGCCTTGATAGGATCATTCAGGGCAACAAGCGGAGATGCTCCGCTCTTTTTCCGCATCTCTGCCTCAATTTCCCTTGCCTCATTTTCGGTTGTCCCTTCCGGAAGAGTAATACGCCGCCTCTTCCCCTTCCTGCCGTGGGGATAATAATCTATGACGTATTTGCCGTTTCGGATACGGATAGACATTACTCAAACCGACACTGGAACCAGCCAGGTAGGCACCTCCATCACTATAATTTAGACAGCAAATCCTTCTTTTTTTCCTGGAACTCTTGTTCTGTCAAAATGCCTTGTTCTTTCAATTCAGCCAATTTTTTTATCTGCTCCGGGATATCAATATTAGAGTTGGCCTCTATGGGTGTTGAATGTTTCTTGCCGATATTTTCTTTGACATAATTAACAAACGCATGAACATTTCCCTCGCTTATCCATTTCATGGACACCTTGTTACCAGATGCAAATAGCGTAATTGTATGCCCCATGAATCCCTTGCTTATATCGATTGAAGATATATTTGAATAAGGAAAAACCTCTAAATCATAACCAAGCATTTTTTTAGCGTAAAAAACGACTTTCTCGTTAGTCGCCAGGAAGATGCCGCTCCTGATACTCTCTTTACCTAATATTTTTGTTTCATAAGTGCCGAGAACTGATGCGATGATTTTTTCGTCCTTATTCAGGTGTTCCGATGAAAGCTGAATAAGTTTTTGATGCTTGGTAAGTTTCTCTGGTTTTTTGTCCGAGTTGGGAGTTTCAGCAGTCGTTTGAGCTTCCATAGCACTTTTCAGTTTCTCAGCCTTCCATTTCTCATATTCCTCTCTACTTTTCCACTGTGCCATGGGGTTGTCCTCCTTGCAACAAATGCTGAACTAAACCTTCAAGGGCCTCCATCCCTTGATGACCTTGCCCATGATCTGATAGTGCCTGTTCGGCTTCAGGGTCGGATATTCAGGATTGTCGCTCACCAGGAACTTTTCCCCGTCTTTTTCCCTGTACCGCTTGATCATGGATTCGCCCCATTCATTGTTGACGATGACAATATCACCGCTCCGGATTTCTTCGTTCGGCCTGAAGATGACATAGTCCCCATCCCGGAACGTCGGGCTCATGCTGTCACCCTTCACAATGAGTGCATATGCTCCCTTGGGTACCTCCGGTATATTGATATAGTCAATTATGTCGCTTTCAGGGATGTGTTCAGGAAAACCGGCCGGCACCCTGCCGAGCACGGGGATGCTCTCTGTCAATGAGAAGGCCCCCGGGATTCCTGATTTCTGAAACATATCTCCTTCGCCGGTTTTTAACCAATGTTCGTCAATTCCATATTTGAGACATATTAACCTGACAATTTCTTCCGGGATTCTTGTTTTTCCAAGTCTGTAATCCGACAGCCGGTTTTTGTGAATTCCGAGATCTTCGGCCATTTTTTTAGTATTTAAATGAAATTTATCAATAACCCTATCTATTCGCTCGCCTATAGATCCCCTTGGCGGTTTATTACGCTTTCTTGGCATTGCAATAGACCGTAATATTGTCTATACTTATAACCATGATGGCCCTGAATTCAGCAAACACAAAACCCTCCCTTGGTTGTAATTTCGGCGCCACCGAAATTATACCACAGGGTAGGGATTTTTTCACCCACCACCGCCCCCTCATCGTGGTGGGCAACTCCCCGGCATGCCGGTCTCTGCCTGCCAGACAGGGCCATCACCTTGACCGTCATGCCGGGGCCTTTTACCTGTCTATCCATACAATGATTATATGCCCTTATCTCCATAAGGGCAATTATAAGTTGGCTCGGGGGTTATAATGACTTCTTATGATGCTCTGAACAAGGCCATTGGGGGAAAAACGAGGGAGCATGCCAAGGCCCTCGGTCTCAGCACAGCCCTGCTGTATAAGTGGCAGGAGCCCTCAACGGATTGGACAGACTCAGGCTCCTACAACCCCCTCGACCGCATAGAGACGATCATAGAGACAGCGCTCAAACTTGGGCAAGGCAGAAATGATGCCTTTGCTCCTCTTCATTACCTCGCCCGCCGTTTCAACCAGATTTTGATTCCTGCCCCCTCAAGTGCTACCTGCCTTAAAGAACTGCAGCAGGCGCTTATGAAGACAATAAAGGAGTTTTCAGACCTCGCGCGGGCCTCGGCCGCCGCCCTCGAGGACGGCAGGCTCGACCCACGTGAGGCAGAGCAGATAAAAAAGGAAGGCTGGGAGCTCATCGAGCAGGCCTCGGCCTTCGTAAAGTTAATCGAGGACTATCTATGAATGATATCCTGGTTCGTCTTCAGATACTGGAGAAGAAAGTAGACAAAATGCTTGAAAAAATGGGCATCGACATTGATGAGGAGGAAGAGTTCCGGACGGCAATAGACTATGCCGTGAGGACCCTTGATTTTTCACTGATCAAGGCGCATCTCCGCAAAAAAATAGAAAGGGAGGGGAGACTCAATGGAAAGAGTAAGCATAGAAGAACTGAAACTTCCAGATGAAATCGCCTTAACCAACAGCTTTCATGTCTTCTGTATCGACGAGATACAACCAATACTCAAAGAAGCTCTGATCAGGAAGCATCCAACCGCTGCATATTGGGATGTTCAGAACAGGACATTCCTTCTGTTTGATGAGGCGCTGAACCTGTTGGATGCCTTGACCATTGATGACATCGATCAATTAAAGGAGGGGGACAGATGTTTGACAAGCTGACAAAAGTGATCGTCCTGATCGCAATTGGATGGATTCTCGGGTATATGCATCATTTCATGGTGACAAGAGACATCCTTCAGGATTTCAGCAACAGGATCTTGTGGCTTGAGCAGGATATGAGCCTTGCAAACGCAGGGATATCTCAGGTCTTCAAGGAAGTCATCACTCTCAATCAAAAATTCAATATCGGGAGTGATTTCAAGGTCACCGGCTATTCGAATGACCCCGGATCAATCAATGTCCCGCGCTGGCGTGACGGAAGGACTGCCACCGGAGTGAAGGCTACACCCGGGATCTGCGCGGCCGACTGGGATTTGATCCCGGTTGGAACTCTTGTCTGGATAGATGATTACGGCTGGTGTGAAATCCAGGACAGGGGCGGCAAGGTAAAGGGAAGGCATATCGATCTTTTCTTTGATGATGTGCTTGATGCAAAGAATTGGGGTGTGAGAAAGACTGATATAGTCATTGCTGATCTGGAGGAGTAGCTCCCCCGCCCTCCTGATGCCGTGGGGATAGGGTTCCGGACCCGACAAGGTGAATGCCTCCACCTTCCCCACGGCATAACCAGAGGCGATTTGGCAAGGAGATGCTTTATATCCTGCATATCAAGGATTTTGCTGGTGTAAAGGACATAGTTGCATACACATGTGTTCTTTCAACAATCAGTGGGCTCTACAGCACATTGCCCCAGGGAGTGAATTGATGAGCACAACCCTTGAATCTGTTGCAGAGAAACATACTGATCAGGATATATGTCCCCGCTACCCCGGCAACCCGACCAGGACAGACTTGATGTGCGCCACAAGGCATAAGAAGGCCGTAAGGGATCCGGAGAAGATCCTTTATTCGAATTGTGCTGACTGCAATATCGGTAAAGAGGCAGCAATGAAGGATATCAAACCGATCAAATATACAGCCAAGCATACATCGACCGATACACATCCCTGTTCGCAGTGTGGCAGGCCTACCCGGGGCAAGTTATGTGCCGGATGTTTGCTCCAGGGCAAGTCAGGCTCTTCCAGGGAGACAAAGGAGACAGAAATGCAAAAACAAAAGATCTGCAAGGTTGAAGGATGCGGCAATCCTTTCAAAGCAAGAGGTTATTGTGACAAGCACTATAAAAATGCCGTTAAAACCGGTGAGATTAAGACTACACCCAGGAATAAAAAGAAGATCAATCCTCAACCGGAGAAGCAGGAAACGTGCAATGCAGAGAATATGACCGCCATGCTTGCCCAGCTTCTCTATTGCAGCCGGGTTCTCGATTCCGAAATCAACGCCGCCATGCTTCAGAACAGGATCGAGATCAAGAATATATCCGATGTAAGGTTCCGCCTTGGAGAGATAATGAGAGGGGCTCTATAGTCCCATCGCCTGCAGGGATAGGGTTCCGGACCCGACAAGGTGAATGCCTCCACCTTCCCTGCAGGACAACCAGAGGCATATATGGAAAGGAGGCATTCCATGACAGCAGAGAGGACATCAACAAGGACAAGGGCCGGAGAGAACTATCTCACCGAGCAGGAAGAGAAAAGGCTTTTCAGACACCTGAAGGGCCTGAAATCCCGCCAGGCAGAGCGTGACTATGTGCTCCTGAAGCTCTGCCGGCTGACAGGGCTCAGGAGGGCTGAGGCACTGGCCCTCAATGTGGGGGATGTGATCAACCAGAAGAGAATAATCATCGACGAACGGATCGCGCGCAAGGGGGCCGTGGGGGAAGTCGGCATCCCGGTGGAACTGCAAAAAATCATCAAGCGGTTCCTCTGGCTTAAGCGCACCTGGCGCGAAAGCCTTGATGACGAGGCCCCTCTGTTCGTGAGCAAGAGGGGCAACAGGCTCTCTCTGAGGGCCTTCAACGACCTGATGGACAAGTGGTGCAGATCGGCGGGGATCCCGCGCTATACTCCGCACGCCCTACGTCACACAAAGGCGCACAGGATACTTGAGAAGTCGGACAACCCTCCAAAGGCCCTGGTATATGTCAACAATCAACTGAGGCACAAGTCCTACAACTCGACACTCGTATACACCCTCCCTACAAAGGAAGAGAGGGAGAAGGTGGCAGGGCTGTAACATGGCGAACCATTTCAACAAGGGAGTCGTGTTCGGAAAACTGGCGGGGCTTGAACGGAAGAAATCCGAAGGGGGCAAACCCTACATCCAGATATACCTCGAATGCCCGAACGATCTCCACGGGGATGCAAAGGTTTACGGCCGGATGTGGGGAGAAGACAGGGTCAATGCCTTCATGGCCGGGCTGAACAGAGACGGCAAGCTCCTCATGGGGACCGGGCTCAGGCTTGAAGGATTTTTCAGCCAATACGACGCAGAGGACGGTCTCTACTGGGCCAATGCGGCACATCTCAAGGACAAGTTCATGAATGCCTACTTCTCGTCTCTGAGGCATGGCAGGAAACTTCACTTCCATGCCTTTGACGGCAACCTCAGGTTTGAGCATGTCTTCACATCCGGGGGGATCCCGGCTGAGAAGATCTTCACCGACAATCCAAGGCAGAAACGTATCAGGATAACTCCTATTTCCCGGGATATCTACCAGGACAGGCAGCGGGGCATTATCTCTCAGCGGGAGATGAAACGAAAGGCGCGCACCGAGGCGTTGATAACGCTTGCAGGCCTCCAGATGAGGTTCCGGACCATATTGCACCGGCCGGTGCCGGAGGGGAGCATCCTCAAGAAAGCCGTCATCAAGCGGATCAGGACCGGGAGGTACAACTACAGGTGGACTCTCTCGCTGACCGTAGAGGTCCCGCCGGATGATTCGATGCCCGCAGGACAGGCACCCGCCGGCAAGACGGCAGGGCTCGACGTCGGTTACAGGATGATCGACGGCCGCCTGCGTGTTGGCTATCTGGCTGGAGATGCCGGACAGATGGAGATATACCTGCCCGGCCGGATAATGGAGCGGTTCATCCATGTGCAGGAGCTGCAACAGAAGAGCGACGCCCTGCTTGAGGAGATGAAGGCACGCCTGGTCGAGATGCTCCCCGAGGGGCTCCCAGCGGAGCTGAAAGCAAACTGGCATATGGCAAGGCACGGAAGGCTCAGAAAGATTATCCGTTGGCTTGCGGATAACAGCCCTGAACATATAGCCCTCAGGGAACTGCGGAAATGGGAGCGGCAGGATGCAGCGATACAGAATGAGAAGGAGGGACTCAGGAGGCGTGCAATCAGGCAGAGGCAATGGTTCTACTACAACCTCGCGCACAGGCTGGCCGGAGAGTATGGGACCCTTGTGATCGAATCTCTCAAGCCCGGCGACCTGCAGAGGAAGACCCAGCTTGATGACGACCGGACACTGCCCCGGAGAGCGTCTTTCTATCGAGGTATCGCTGCCGTTGGTGCTTTGCTCGACATTATTCAGGATGTCGGACGCCGAAAGGGCATGACGGTCCACAAGGTTGATCCCGCATACACCACGTTGACCTGCCATGTCTGTGGTCATGTGGTAGAACCCGTTGACAGGGCCAGCCTGCTCTGGTGCTGCGACGGCTGCGGATCCGAGTGGGACCAGGACTATAACGCTGCGTATAACCTCTATATGAGTGGAAGGGAGAGCAAAGAGGCAAAAGTTGCATAACCCCGGCTTTAATATGCTGAAAAGAAACAGGAAAAGAGAGGGGTGCAGTAGGAAAACTGGGTCCAGGTCAGGAAGCCTGGAACAGGGACAATCCCTGAGGGGATAGGAAGGCGGGCCTGTAGGAAAACTGGGTCCAGGTCAGGAAGCCTGGAACTCCGGATGGTGATAAATTTTTCCATGTTTAAGTAGGAAAACTGGGTCCAGGTCAGGAAGCCTGGAACTGGGGATCAACGGGTTTCTTGCCGCCGCTTTCTTGGTAGGAAAACTGGGTCCAGGTCAGGAAGCCTGGAACTGGCGTTCAGGATAGCAAGTCCGTCCGCGATGCTGGGTAGGAAAACTGGGTCCGGAACGACCAAGTTCACCGGTGAGCGGTAGCGAGTTCGGTGCAGCGCATTGTTGGGCCTGATGGCCTTAATCTAAATACAGGAGGTTACGCTATGAAACTGAGGAACATTCTTATCATTCAGGCTATTATCGTTCTGTTCATTGGTATAGGCTGGGTGAAAAATCTTATTAAACTCGCACATTGTGATTTTGAGGCCCCATATCAGGCTGAGGTTATCTATGCCGCTGGCTTGATTCCACCTGTGGGGGCTATAACCGGCTGGCTTGACCTTGGGAAGTGAGGTGAATCATGAAAAACAAAGGCTTTACTTTCATCGAACTTCTTATCATCCTCGCAATGGCCGGGATTGTTGCGACCATGTTCTTTGGCTTGGTCGTAAATAATCGTGGGGCAACCGAGCGCAGGGCCTTCGCCGGGGCAGTGAAATTTGCAACCGGCAACAATATTACAGTCAAGCGCATTTCATGTGCCGGAGATTCAAACCGTGACGGATATGGCACTTGTGCCATTTCCACGGAAGATAATCAGCGTATAATGCTCCAGTGCCCGACAGATTATTTTGACGTTGAATGGTTCGGAGCAAGCGGCTGTAAAGAGGTTTTCCAGGATTTCAATTTTACGATTAGATGAGGATAGGCTCAACCTTCAAGGAGTAGATGTGGAATATAACTGGCACAGAGAAGTCATTGACAAGGCAACCAGGGCCATATCGCGGCACGCGCAGAAGCTGTACGACGAGGGCCTTGATCTCAGCGGATGGTTCTCTTTCTTTGAGAAGAATCATCCAGAGGTCTTCAGCAAGTATCTGAAGATACCCGAAAGGCTCAACAGGGCGAAGGCTAAAAACTCCATGTCGGAGTTCAAAAAGATAGCAAAAGAATACCAGGACACCGAGATATGGGCAATCAACCAGTTCGCAGAACACCTTGAGAAGGAAAAAACCAAGGCCCTTGAGGCCATGAGGGAAAAACGGAGAGATCCGCAGGAGGTGCTTATATGACACATGAGGAGTTCAACGAGGTCCTCGAAGCACGATTCGAGAAAAGCCGCATGGTACTTGCAAAAAAGGCCGGAGAATACGCCCGGGGCGACCGGCTCAGCAACTTCAAGAAGGCTGCCGGTGCACTCCAGTGCACTCCGCACAAGGCCCTTGTCGGCATGTGGATGAAGCACATCATCAGCATCATCGACATGGTCGACGACATGGAGAAAGGTAAGGACACATCTTACATTATATGGGATGAAAAGATCGGCGATGCAATCAATTACCTGATACTGCTTGATGGATTGGTCTGTGAGGGCCTTGGCGTCAAACCAACTCAAGAGGTTGAGAATGTTTGATCGCATTGAAAAAGGCCTCTGGTGGGACAGGGCTTGGACTCTTGTGGAAGGATGCACCAAGGTAAGCCCTGCCTGCCGGAACTGCTGGGCCGAGAGAGATGCATGGCGGAAGTCTCATCAGAAAAATGAAAAAATCAGCAGGCGGTATGAGGATCTCCTGGATGAAAACGGACACTGGACCGGCAGGATCCGCTTGATGGAGAATTTCGACATTCCTTGCCTGATCAAGAAGATCAGAAGACCTACGGTCTTTGCAATCTGGAATGACCTGTTTCATGAGAATGTGCCCAGACTATACATTGAACACGCTCTCATTGTAATGGCGCTTCTTAAGAAACATGTCTTTCTGGTCCTGACTAAAAGAATCGACAGAGCAAAAAAGATTTTGGATACCCCTGCGCCGAATATCTGGTTCGGAGTCACAGCGGAGAATCAGGAACAGGCAAACAGGCGGATACCAACACTCATGCAGATACGAGCAGCAAAGCGGTTCGTTTCCATTGAGCCTATGCTGGGGCCCGTAATTTTAGAGAAATGGCTTGCGGACAGAAAACTGGATTGGGTCATCCTCGGCGGTGAGACAGGCAAAAATGCCCGGCCCATGCATCCCGGTTGGGCGCGCAAGGTCCGGGACGACTGCCAGGCGGCGGGGGTGCCGTTTTTCTTTAAGCAATGGGGGGAGTGGTTGCCTGATCGCCAACTCTTCAATCACCCTCAAGGCCCGGGGGGGAAACTGATGCTTACCTTAGAGCATAATTCACCCAAGGCGATTGCTACACGGCAAAAGCTACAAATCACAACAATTTGCCATCATGGATTTACTACCACCTTTGCCCATGTCGGCAAGAAGGCTGCTGGCGCGTTGCTTGATGGCAGGGAATGGCGCGAGGTGCCGGAGTGAAAATGATTGAAGAGAAACTTGCCGAGGCTGAAAGAAAAGCTTGGGATGCCCTCGGCAGATACAAGTTCTTGATGTTCGGATATTGGGCGGCTATATGGGTGCATATGAATTCAATGTCACCTGCCAAAAGGAGCAATCCTTTCAATCGTCTGGTGCAGATGGCAAGGGAGGCAAAGAGACAATGACTGAGCGTCCTATAATTATGACAACTTCTATGGTGCGGGGCATTCTTTTCGGGCGAAAAACGCAGACAAGGAGACTGGCAAGGCGGAGAACATGCCCCTATGGAGCCCCTGGCGACCGGCTGTGGGTAAGAGAGACGTGGGCCCACCACAAGGCATGCAACCGTGCCGAGCATGATCACGATACAGGGTGTCTTTTGTACAAGGCAGACCATATTGAAAATGTCTGGAACGATAAAACTCGCTGGATACATATATGGTATGAGAAAAAGCCCTCTATTCATATGCCTCGGTGGGCATCGAGGATACTTCTTGAAATAGTCAGCGTCAGGGCAGAAAGAATTCAGGATATAAGTATTGAGGATATTCACGCAGAGGGTATTGATAGATGGGAAGACTTTGAAGGTGGAAAACATCTATCAGTTTATCAGGCTCAAGGGGCCTTTAAAAATTTTTGGAATTCACTCTACGCCAAGAGTGGGTACGGATGGGATGCAAATCCAGTGGTATGGAGGATAGAGTTCAGAGTATTACACGACTTGTGCCGTGCAGGTCTGCCGCTTATGAAATGAAAGGATGGATCTTTATGTGGCTGGAAACGGGCCGTGCTTATCGCACGGACTGTTATGGACATAAGGACAGATCGTGCGCAGACGTCCATCCTCGACGCCGTAATTGCACGTCCAGGCATCGGGAACGTCGGAGACGCTCTCGTTTGGGATCAATTCGAAATATTTGCAATCAGGATAGGTATTCATAAAAAAAGTATAGCAAAAAGGAGAAGTATTATCAAGGAACTCATAGTCGACAACTTTGCAGGAGGTGGCGGGGCTTCGGTAGGCATAGAGGCTGCGCTCGGGCGACCGGTGGACATTGCGGTCAATCATGACCCGGTTGCCATTGCCATGCACAAGGCAAACCATCCGCGCACGCGGCATCTGAACGAAAATATCTGGGACGTTGATCCGGTCGATATTTGCGCCGGCCGGCCTGTCGGTCTCGCATGGTTCAGCCCGGACTGTACTCACTTCAGCAAGGCCAAGGGCGGACGGCCGGTCAATAAGAAGATACGGGGCCTCGCCTGGGTGGTTCTCAAGTGGGCCGCTACCGTGCGGCCGCGGATAATCATACTCGAGAATGTCGAGGAGTTCGTCACCTGGGGACCACTCGTAAAGAAAGAGGACGGCAACCACTACCCCTGCCCGAAGCGCAAGGGTCAGACCTTCAAGGTCTTCGTGAACGCCCTCAAAAAGCACGGTTATGACGTCAACTGGCGGGAGCTTCGGGCCTGTGACTACGGGGCCCCGACCATAAGAAAACGTCTCTTCCTGATAGCCCGCTGCGACGGGCAGGCCATAACCTGGCCTGAGCCCACGCACGGGGACCCGAAAAGCAAGGCGGTCAGGATAGGACGGTTGAAGCCCTGGCGGACGGCCGCAGAGTGCATTGACTGGTCTATCCCATGCCCCTCGATATTTATGACCAGGGAAGAGGCCAGGGCATACGGCGTCAAGCGGCCACTGGCCGAGGCGACCATGAGGCGCATAGCAAGGGGCATCAAGCGGTATGTCCTGGATGCGGCGGAGCCATTTATCGTGCCAATAGCTCATTATAATGGCCGAGATACCATTCATGGCATAAATGATCCATTCAGGACCGTTACCGCCAACCCCAGGGGAGGGTCATTCAGCTTGGTGATGCCTTCTCTCATGCACCTGACCCATCATGGAAAGCAGACCCTTGTCTCTGCTTTCCTCGCCAAGCATTATGGTGGGGTCGTTGGTACCAGTATGGACAGCCCCATAAGCACGGTAACGAGCAAAGATCACCATTCGCTCGTCACCGCCCACATCATAAAGCTATATGGCACGAATACCGGTCATGCTTGTAATGAACCCCTTCATACGGTCACGGCTGGGGGTTTTCATCTCGGCGAGGTATGGGCCTTCCTCATGAAGTATTACGGCACGGACCAGGACCCTCAACTCCGCAAGCCCTTGCATACGGTCACTACAAAGGACCGTTTCGGTCTCGTTACGGTCCATGGGGAGGAATACCGGATAGTGGACATAGGCATGAGGATGCTTACACCGAGGGAACTTTTCCGGGCGCAGGGGTTCCCGGACAGCTACATCATTGACATAGGGCACGACCCAAGGGAACTCTTCCGGGACAAGCCCCTCACGAAGACCCAGCAGGTTGCCCTGTGCGGCAACTCTGTATGCCCCGACTTGGCGAAAATCCTCGTCGAGTCGAATTATGAAGCAGGCAATGGAATCCTTTCAGAAAAATGCGATACAACAGGGATGTCTACACTCCAACCCACCTGAGAAATCGTCTCAGAGAGGCTCTCAGGCGGCCGGTTTTTGGGGGATAATGAGTAAATCCAACAATATTAAAAAGGAGGTATCATGATTAACCTGGGAGACAAAGTCAAAGACATTGTAACTGGATTTGAAGGGGTAGTAACTTGCAGATGTGAATATCTGAACGGTTGTGTCCGTGTTGAAGTGCAACTAGATAAGCTCAAGGATGGCAAACCGATTGGTTCTCTCTGGATTGATACACAACAACTGATCGTTGTCAAAGCGGGCAAGGTCAATATTAAATCTGTTAAGAATGATGACCCTCCTGGTGGACCCGGAAGCATTCCCACTTCATTCAGTCAGCCAGATTAATTCTCAGGAGGTTAAGTAATTATGGATATGCCGATATTACGATTTGAGCTTGAAGGGCTGAAGCGCTCTTTTATGGCTGTACTCAATGACTACAACAAAGAACTTGAGCAAATGGTGCAGAAAGCGATGAATGAATATTGTACCCCAGAGAACCTGGAATCAATTATTAATGCCAAAGCTGCAAGTATCATTCGCATGATTATTGAAGAAGAGATGGAGCGTTTTTGCTTGGATAGCGAGGAAATCCGCGAGGCGATCCGAAATGCTGTTATAGCACAGCCTTCTTCATTCAATCAGAAGGAGACTAATCAGGATTGAACGATTTCGAACGGGTAAAAGACGCCATAGACCTGCTGAACCTGATAGAGGCAGAGACAGGACTCAAGATGAAGGGACACCATCTTGAGGAGTGCCCCTTCTGTGGCGGCCACGACTGTTTTTCCATCAAGCCGGACGAGCAGTTCTTCAAATGCTTCCAGTGCGACCGGTCAGGAGATGTTTACACGTTTCTGACTGAATACAAGGGGATTGAAATCCCCGAAGCACTTCGTCAGGCCGCCGAATTTGCACGCATCAACCTCACCTTCAGTGAAAAAAAGAAGCGCCGTCTTACGAAAAAGGACCGCATTTTCCTCGATGCCGCTGAATACTACCATCAACAGTTACATGCAAACGGCGGCAGCAAATATTTCGTCGAGCAGAGAAAGCATTCCAAAGAGGCCCTCTCAAGGATGAAGGTCGGCTGGTCAAACGGTCAGCTCAGCCGCTGGCTCCTTGAGAAGGGCTACACGAGGGAGGAGATTCTTGAAAGCGGCCTTGCAAGGGAGAAGGACGGCTCACTGGTTGATTTCTTCTCCCCGGGCCTTGCCATATTCCCTCACTTCCATGACGGCAAGGTCCTGCACATCACCATGAAGGACCCCAAAAAGGAAAAGAGATATCAACTCCCATCAAAGGTCAGGGCAAAGGACTGGGTCTTCTACAACCAGTCAGCCCTATACAGATACAAGGAACTCATAATCGTTGAGGGGGAAAATGATCTCCTGAGCGTGATGGGCGCGGGGGTGAGCCACGTTGTTGGCCTCATCGGCCAGGTCTCGAAAGACCAGATCAAAGCCCTCCAGAAACACATGAAGGGCCGGCACCTCTACCTCTGGCTTGACAAGGATGAGGGGGGCATAAAGCAGACACGCCAGATATGTGAGGCCCTCAGGGGCCATGACTATAATCTAAGGGTCGTTGTCCATCCCGGAGAAGCCAAGGACCCTGACGAATTCATCAAGAGCCTTCCGGAAAAGGACAGGCGCAAGACCATCAGGATGCTCCAGGAAGAGGCCCTCATGCCGGTAGCCTGGGAGATAGCACTCATCTCCAGGGTAGACGGCTTTGAAAACAGATTAAAGGCACTGAAAAGCCGGGGAGTTTTTCGCGCCGTGGCTGAAATGGTTGAGAGCGAAAAGCTCATCTACATCGAAAAACTGAAGGCCCTCGGACTGACTGAAAAGGCGATCCTTGAAGAAATAGATCTGAGCCGGGAACTGCTGCAGACGATCAAGACATATTTTGCATCCCTGGACAACAAGAGAGATGCCGATCCAAACGTCATTGCCTCGATGATCTTCAAATATTTCAATGAGCATGGCCGGTTCTTTTTCGACAAGATGGATAATGTCTATCTTCTCTATCAGCATCGCATCTATACCGTTGGAAACAACCGGCCCTTCAACGCCCTCATGAAGAAGACCACTATCCTGCTGCCGACCAAGGAACCCGGCCGGTCCGTCTGGGAGAGTCTGGCCTCGGACGCCTACAACAACGGCCGCCAGATCGACCTTGCATCTTGGATACACACTGACAGAAACACCGATACGATCTACGTGAACCTGAATTCACCGAACAACATGATTCTGAAGATATCCGCGAAGGGCATCGAAGAGATCCCGAACGGACTGAACAAGGACGGGATCCTGCTGAAATCCTCGAGGAAGATTCTGCCGGTGAATTTCCTGCCTGATTCTGACATGGCCGAAGGGCTCAGGTTCCTGAAAGAACTCGTTTTCGACAATCTCACCTGTGAACCGGAACAGCGATATCTCATCATCTGCTGGCTGATGAGTGCATTCCTTCTGGACTTCACACCCTACATGGCATTGATGAAATTCTCCGGAGCCAGCAGTTCAGGAAAAACCACAGCTGCCAGGCTCCTTTCTCTCCTGATTTACGGTAGCGATCACCTCGGGGACCCTTCAGCGGCGGCAGCCTATGCCGTGGCGAGTCAAAATCCACTGCTGATCATCGACAACCTCGAGCATGACGATTTCACGAAGAGCATCCTCAAATTCCTGCTACTCAGCGCCACGAAAGGAGGCAAGGAGAAACGCACCGCAGGCACAGAATCCGAGACCACCGAGGAACAGCCCAAGGCCCTGGTACTGATCACGGCAATTGAGCCGTTCACCAAGCCGGAGCTGATCAACAGGACCTATGACATAGATTTCAGATTCAGGTTCAAGAGCGATGATTTTGTTGAGGACGAGGTCATCAGAGAGATTATCAAGCGCCGTGACCTCATGCTCAGCGCAATCATCAAGTTCCTTCACGGCGAGGTGCTTCCAAATCTCCGTGAACGGAAGGACTATATCAATATCCTCAAGAAGGAATACCGGAATCACTCAAAAAACAGGACCGATGAGTTCCTGTCTCTCCTAATGGTCATGCTCAACAGGCTCCTAAATTACATCCCATATTATGACGAGGATCACTCTCTTCATGGTGTTGAGACCGGCGAGAAGGAGATCCGTAAGCGGTGGATTGAATACCAGGACGCCAAGGCAAAGGACACTGAGGTGACCAGCAACAATATCCTGAAGCTCCTGGACGGTCTCGTCCGCGAGTACCTGATCAAGATGAAAGACAGCAAGCTTGAGCCGGAACCTCACTCATCTCATGCTGATCCGGTGTTTGTATACATTCACCCTGAGTACATGCTCGAAGTGGTAAAAACCCAGCCACAGGTTGAAGAGGACGAAAACGGGGAGCCTTACACGATCACCTATGTGGAATTCATTGCAACATCCAGTGAGATCTGCCAGGCCTTTGACCGGTTCTGCAGGAACAACGGCCTCCGTAATCCATACGAGAAGGCCAGTGTCTTCTCAGCCCGGCTGAGTAACGACAAACATCTCCTCAGAAAAGGTGGCTGGGAGATCATCTCTGCACCCGGCAAGGAGCCATATTTCAAGATTATCAAGGGACAGAGATACTGGAAATTCAGGAAGACGATAGCAAAATAGCAAAGCGAGGGATGAACAGATATGCAATTATTGCTTGACATGCTGCCTCAATCTTACTGGGAAGACATCGCGAAACTCTACAGGGCCCGCTATGCAACCAGATTCACCGATGAAGAGATCATCAGAAAGGCAAAAGAGGTTTATGTCTTGTTCCAGAAACGGCCTGATGGCGGGACTCACCACCGGCCCGGTGATATGCCGAGAGGCCGGTGGTTTCTTTCAAGAATATTTGATGCCCTTGATCATGGGTTAGAGGGGTGCAGTTGACATGAAAGTAGTTATTTTTGGAAGTAGAACTTTAATCAGTCAAAAATATAAAGAAAACATCAAAAAAGAAATTGAGGCTCTTGGTATTGAAAGAATTAAAGAGCTGAGGACCTCAGGTGGAATAAAAGGTATCTGTCACCTGGCTATTGAGGCGGCCAGAGATTTATACCTACCAATAAAATTGTATTGGCCAAATCCAAAATATCGTCAAGGAATGTTTCACAGGCGATCTGTCCAGATTTTAACTGGCGCAGATTTTTGTCTTTTATTCCATGATGGAAAAAGCAAAGGAACACTTAACGAATTAAATTTGGCTAAGAAAATGGGGATACCCTTTAAATACTTTTTCATGAAAATTGATTTTGATGTAAACGACTTATTAATAGACTCTATCAATTCAATAGAATTAGAAAGTTTATTAGATGATGATTTTGATCTAAACATTATTTGAAGGGGTTGCAGTTGATATGAATATGGTGCAGTTCATTTATGATTTTCATCCACCAAGTGTTACTAAAGGTAACAAATTTGACGTTTTTTCTTTTTTTTACCACTCGGGGAAAGTTTGGGGGCATGTTTCAGAATCAACTGCACCACTGCACCACCGAGTTAGTATTTATTATTTATTTAAAGAAAATAAAAGAAAATCAAAGAAAAAGCGGTGGTGCAATCTGAGTGCAACCGTGGTGCAGTATGGTGCAATGTTGGTGCACCCGAAACCTTCTAAAAATGGATTGCACCACGATTTTTTGTTTAAAAATCAAGATGTTATCCGGGATGGTGCAGTGGTGCAGTTAAAAAAATGCCCTATAGACTGTCAAGATGAAGGTCAACTGCACCACGACATGTTTTTGAGGGCTTTGATCATGAAAACCGGCGATATTTGCTGAAAATCGGGATTTTATCTTTTTGTTGCGGAGGGTTTTGCCTGTTTAAGGGTGCAGTTGTCCTTCTTGCGGCTTCTGGCCCTTCTTTCTGAAAAATGCCTTCTCCGCGGTTCTTTTTTCAGTTTGAAGATAGTTATAAGATTGTTGTTGGTATTAGGTTTTAGGTTGATATCTGTTTTTTCTCTGTGCCGGCAGGGAAAGGACAAGGCCGATAACGAACCGAAAAAAGCGAAATTACAGAACTGCATAAAATGATAAAAAGTGCGATAACAGAGATTAATCAGATATCTAAAGTCAATAAAATTAATAGGTTTGTGGATTACAGTTTTATTAAAAGTGCGATAAGAGGTTAAATGTGAGGGTTTTTGATTGTCTCAGGTGGTGTGTGAAGGGGACCCCCCCTATCAAAAATTGGGTATAAGGTGTAGTGCCGTGACTCCATAGGTTTCTGTAAATTGGTAGACATCGAAAAAGGTTTTCTATGGTTTGTAAGAGGTTTGATGTATGGTGATAATCAGTTTAAAAGGTGGGGGGTCTGGGGGGAGGCCGAAACTTCAAGCGCTGCTGGAGGTGTCTGATGTATGAATACGAGATAGTAGCGATCTATTTCGCTCGGAAAAGGATGAGAAGGCTTATGGAGGTTATTGAACGCAAGGTATGCATTGCTATTGAAGAGATGAGATTGAAAAACAGTTTTTGGGAGGCTTATGTGCCTGGCCTTGGCTGGAGGAAGGTAAGCGATCTGTTGGAGGGGAAATACAAGTGAGGCAGTATATCAAGCACTGGGTAGAACATGAAAAAATCCATAAGGGCCGCCAGGCAAGTGGGGTGGAGCGGTACCGGAGGACCGTTGAGATGTTTCTCGAGTGGCTTGAGGTGAATGACATACCTCTGGAGCCCGGTAAGGTCTCAAGGTCGGATATAGATGCGTTCATGAAGTGGTTGTTCTATCAGAAAGGCAATATCAGGAATTCCTCCAGGGCAAATAAGCTGGCCGCTGTCAGATCCTTTTTCCGGTTCCTGGTATACATCGGGATAGTACATGAGGATCCTACAAGCGGGATCCCTACTCCGCGGTTTTCCCCGAAGCTCCCTGTCAAGTTCACAACCGAGGAGCTCCGGTATATCTTCTCAATGCCTGATACGAACACAGAGATGGGCATAAGGGATCTGGCAATGCTCATGACCCTCTACGGGGCCGGGCTCAGGGTATCAGAGCTCTGCAGCCTCCGAATGGGGGATGTGATAGACAATGGCGGATACATCAGGCTGAATATCATGGGCAAGGGCGGAAAGAGCAGGACGGTGACACTCAGAACAAACCCGTCAAAGGTGCTCAGGCAGTGGCTGACAATCAGGATGGCACAGGGAGCCGGGCTTGATGACATGGTATTCGTGAGACTACATGGAGGCAACCTGGAGGGCCTGTCTCCGGTAGCGGTCAATAATGTCCTGAAAAAATATGCCCTGAAGGTGGGCATAAGGTCCTCTGATGCCTTTGTACATAAATTGAGGGCCACCTTTGCCACCGACCTTTACGATGCCGGCCGCGACAGGTGTCTGTATTGTGGCCATGCGGTGGAGAAGGTGGATATCTTTGAGATCATGCATCTGATGGGGCATAGCGATCCTAAGACAACAATGAGATACATTGCAATATCAGAGAAGGTGCTGAAGAAAACCGCCATACCGGACAGGCGTTGGAAAGAACTACTCGAAGGGAGGGCTGATGGGTAAACGATACAGCCTTGAAATTTGGGAATCAATGAGAAGGGTGCTTATACGGCATATTGGATTTGAAGACCTCGCTGAAGATATCTATCTCGAGACGATACGAATTTTCGGCGAAGGCAGCCGGCTCAAGATGCCGAAGTATGAGGAGGGCCCTGGGGGAGAGATTTATTTCTGGAACCCGCATCGGTGCCTGCACAGCATGAGGGCCTGCAATCAGCTACTTGCATACCTGCGGAAAAAACTTGGAGAACAGACAGGAGACAGAATTTTCAACGCCATAGTTGTTGAGTTAGGCCAGGGCAGAAGGATTACCGTTCCAACAATCCGGAGCATCCTTATACAGAGGCGGAATGAATATATCAGGAAGCAATTCCGGGGGTTCAATCATAAGGAACTGGCGATCCTGTATGGATTGTCGGAAAGGCAGGTGAGGCGAATTGTTAACAATTAAGAAAACCTTATTCAGGAGGACAAATGGACAAAAAAACAGTGCAAGACATCCTCAAAGACTGGCTGAAGCAACGAGGCTTTGACGGCCTTGCTGGCACTGAATGTGGTTGCGCGCTTGATAATCTCTGCGCATGCGGCGAGTATGTTCTTGCGTGTGAGCCTGCCAGGTACCGGAACTGTTCAGATTGTGAGTTCGGTATGGTTGAGTGCTCATACCGGGAAACTTATGATGCTAAAGGATGTTTCTATCCTGTTAAGGAAACGATTAACAGTCAACCGTCAGGCAAGATCATTATCTGCAGTTTCGACGAGAGATATCTGCCAGAGAGGAAGCACAACTCGGCAGGATGGGATTGCAAGGCATACCTTAAAGTCCCTAAGGATAATGATCCTATTCTTACTCCAATAGCTATTACTCCAAAAAGAGATTCTCTTATACTACCAGGTGCTCGACTCTTTGTCCCGTTGGGTTTCAGGATGGCCATGCCTCTGGACTGCCATGCGGATATAAGACCTCGCAGCGGCTTGGCGTTTCAACATGGTGTCACGGTCCTGAACTCTCCCGGCCTTGTGGACCCTGATTACCGGGGGATAGTTTCCACGATATTGATCAACCATAGCGTGGATCAGTTTGTCGTTAAGGATGGGAACCGTATTTGCCAGATGGTTTTCAGCAAAGATTATCCTGTTGAATTAATTGTTGATTCGGATCATTTTAAAAACTTTGACCAGGCTTATCCCACCGAGCGGGGAGAGGGAGGGTTTGGGAGTACGGGGAGATGATAGTAACAAAATAAGGAATAACTATAAACATATAAAAATATTTTGCTTGACAATGTAAAGCAATTGTGATAAGCTTAAAGCATGAAGGAGAACAAGACGGCACAAGTAATGATACGGCTGACACAAAAAGAGAAGCAGATATTGAAGGAAGAGGCTCAGAAGAGGGGCATATCCATTACCGCCTTGATCAGGATTATATTGTATGAAAAAATCCCAAGGCTTAGAGGGTAAAATGATAATCACAAAACACTTGAAGCATAGAATGAAAGAAAGAGGAATTACCCAGGATGAAGTGATGATGACACTTCAGAATGGATGGGATGCAGAGGATGTTCAGGAAGGCACGATAGGCAAAGTCTATGTTTTTGAGTATAATAGATATTGGAAGGACAAGTTTTATCCTGAAAAGGAAGTCTCGGTATATTTCAAGTATGAAGGGGATACAAAGATACTGATAACTGCCAAGGCAAGATATGGCAGTGGTTTCCCCAGAGGAGGCAAAAAGTGAAGATAGAATACGATTATCAGGCCGATGCATTATACATATACTTCTGCGAATCTGGCAAGAAGGTAACAGAGACGGTTACTGTAAAGCCAGGTGTGCATGTAGACTTTGACGAGGATGGCAGAATTATGGGGCTTGAAGTCCTGTCTGCGTCAAAGGTGATTGACAAGAAGGTTATTGAGCTTGCTTTGCCGGAAGTTATATCAGCATAACTATAGCTGTCTTTGACAGCCTTATTACCGGTCTCCTGACCGGTCCCGGATCCCCAGACCGGGAAAGGTGCAGGAGAAAGGAGGATTCCATGAAACACGCTTTAGAAATTACCGAGAGAGATTTGAGAAAAGCTATGGTAGTAGCAAATGGCGAAGAATTGAAAGTTTTGAAGGAAGCTCTCGAATATAACCGAACGAGTCCTCAATGGCAGTGGGCCTCGGATATCTATAACAGGCTCGCAGCCAAATACGACTTATATAAGTTTGACGATTGATTTACCAAATGGCCCTGGGGAAACCCAGGGGCCATTTTTTTAGTGGGAGGTACATATGATCGAACTTTACTGTAGCGCCGATCCTGAAAAAATCGGTATAATAACAGATGGAAAATTGAAACCTGAGAGACTGCAAGCACACATACAATCATGTGATGCTTGCAGACAAATGATCAATTTCTACGCCGAGGCCCACGAAGATTTGCGCTATCAAGATATCTATCTTGCAATCATTCATGTCAAGCAATCAATCACACTCATGGAGCAGACTAAAAGTGCATTCAAATCCAAACTCATCGCACAAGCACGAGATGAGGCCGAGAAGGCGATCAATATACTTGAAGACATCATATAAGAAAATAAAAACTGACATAAACTGACACGAAACCATAGACCTCCAGGTGCCTCTATGATATGATTTCTCGTAGAGGCACGGAATGCCAGATGTGGTTGGAAAGACCGCACCGGGCTTTTTGTCTTCTGGAGGTCGGCACTGGCGGAAAACGGTCACAATGAAACTTTATCATTAGAGAAGCTTCTCAGAAAGCTCAAGGTCAACGTAGCTCAAAAACTCGTTGGCGGAGATACCGGTCTTGCCTCTGAGCTTGAACGCATACATGACCTTGAGCGCCGGCTTGCACTTGAGAAGGCAAGGCAGTCCGAAGCTGACCAGGTCGCCTCTGAAGCCCCCGGAACAGACTCCACCCTTGAGCGGCTCAAGGTAAGGCGTCGCAAATACACCCTCTCTGAAGCAGCCCTCCAGGCAAGACAGGAAAATGCCCGTAAATCAACAGGTCCCACAACTCCCGAAGGCAAGGCCGTCAGTGCCCGCAACGCCTGGAAGCATGGCAAATATGCCCGGTCTTTCGTTATGCGTTACATGAGGCCCTGCAAGTCCACCTGTCCGCAGTATCCCTGCAGCATCGTTGAAGAGGGGAGAACTGCTCCTGGAGGGGAGTGCCTTGAAAAGGAGCATGTGGTTGAGGCTTTCAACGCAATACTGAAGGCAGCCCTCAATCAGCAATTCGATGAGTTCAACGCCCTTGCAGCCCTCGAGGTTGCAAAGAACATAGAGATAGTGAGGAAGCTTCAGGAGGCGGTGCTTGATGATGGCGTCGTTGTCTATTCTGAGAAGGTCGATAAAGACGGAAACGTCATCGGCAAGGAACTCAAGCCCCATCCCGCCCTTCTGGCCCTTCCAAAGCTTATAGCAGACCTCGGCCTTACGCCGCAGGAGATGATGATCACACCCCGGCAGCTTGCCCGGGCGGGCAGGGAGGACGACGGCATCAAGAGTATTGCCGACCTTATGAGCGCGATTGGAACTAACCTGAAGGGCAAGAAGGATGAAGATGACAGCAGTGGCTGATATGGAACCCCTGAAAATCGATGATCTCAAAAAAGGGATCCTTGTCCCCGAGAAGGACTTCGAGAGGTTCCTTCAGCGGTTCGATTGGACATGGCACCAGATAAGCCGCGGCGAATTTCCTGCTCCCTTCAGCAGCCTTGACGAGTTCCAGCTCGCCTGTATCTGTGCGGATCCGGTATTATGGACAACTGCCTTTTTGAGGGAACCTGAAGACCCGGACCATAAAGAACCATATGCCCTATGGGACTACCAGAAGGAATCCCTCAGATATCCTGGACATACGATACATAAATGCGGCGCAGAGGTCGGTAAGACAAGGGAAATCGTCGCTTACGCTCTCTGGAAGGCATATACTACCCGGAATGGATCTGCTCTGATCGGGGCACCACAACAGACTCATCTTGATGAAATCATTGAGGCAATATATGATCAGATGCTATGGAATCTTGATCTCAAAAGCGCCCTTGTCAGATGGAAAAAGCATCCGCACCATGCCTTCTATTTCTCAAACCGATTCAAAGTAGACTTCAGACCCTCCGGGCATGACGGGGAGGCCTACAGGGGAGTCCATGCAAGAACCTTTGCAATCAAGGACGAGGCGGTTAAGGATAAAAACAAAAAGCAATGGTCAGAGTTCTGGCGGGCAATCAAGCCGGGATGTATTGCAAAGATATACTCTGTGCCCGACGGAGACCGTTCTTGCGAATTCCACAAGCTGGCACAGAGGGCAAAGAGCACCAAGAAAGAAGAGGAGGTGCAGATTGAATCATTCCAGGATGTTTCACGCCATGTCAAAAATATTAAGTTCAAGCTTTTCCACTGGCCGAAAACCATCATGCCGGCTCCTTACTGGTCGGAGGAGCGCCGGAAGTTCTATATCGAACAGTACGGTGGAGAGGATTCTCCGGAATACAGGCACAATGTCCTCGGAGAGGACGGCGATCCAGAGAATACTGTCTTCCCGTGGCATCAGTTCAAACTCTGCATAAAGGATATCCCCGAGTACAGGGGGGTCAAGGTACTTGTTGACTCCTCGCACGGAGAGGTCAGGGTTACCGGCTACAAATGCGAATATGTCCCCGGAGAGGATGGCCCGGTGCCGAGAGAAGTAATACTGCTGGATACGACATTCAGTGTCTCTGAATTCTTTGAGCTGGATGACAGCGGCGAATCAGAGTTCAAGAGATTCATCAGGAATTTCTATATCAGCATGCCGGGGCTCAAGCGTGGCGGTGGTGATTTCGGGTTCAGCTCTGATCCGACGGAGATAATCGTCAAGCTCATACTCGGCAGAAGGGAGCGCACAGTTGCGAGGCTCCAGCTCAGGCATGTCACTTACGACCAGCAGTGCCAGGCCCTTGATGCAATCGACGATATTTACGGGCCTGATATTATCTGGGGTACCGACTTCGGCAATGCCGGCTCTGCTGTGGCTCACGACCTTCAGGGGCTGCAGATATATGAGCAGAAGGGATATGACGAAAGACTCAGGGGATTCATGTTTGAGTCCACGACTGAGAATGTGAATGAAGACGGGGAGCCGATCATTGATTCCAAGACCGGCAAGCCCGCCAGGATCACACTGAAGGAGCTGTCAACGGATATTCTCGTCAAAAAGATGCAGCGCCAGGAGCTGGAGTATCCCCCTGATCCGGATTTTGCATTCTTCTATCCGAATCATACCTGCCGACAGGGGAGCAAACACAGGATCTACAAAAAAGAAGACGACCATCTTATTGATGCAGACAGGGTGCAGGTACTTGCTCATCTACTCTATGAACCGGTTGAGGATCTCTTTTCAGTGGGGGCAGGGTATTGAGAATATTCGGATTCGAGATAAAGAAAGCGACACCGACAGCGGTTTTCAGGTCCCAGCTTAGACCCTCCAACGGCCAGGGACCATATACCCGGTATTTCAGAAACTGGGTCCCCCGGAAAGTAGAGACAGATTTCTACGAGGTATTACGCGAGGCGATCCCGATTATTGATGCAGCTATATGGAGACTCGTGTCTCTTGACGGGCATATTGTTGTCAAGGGCAATAATGAAGCCATGGTTGACGAGATAAGGGACTGGATGGAGGATGTGAAAGTCAATGATATGCAGAAGGGGCTTCAATCCTTCCACCAAAACATTACGAACGAGGCCTTTGAGCAGGGATTCGGCCTCGGGGAGTTCATCACGGATAGTAAACGCACAAACATTATCCAGCTCCGGGTGGCTGACTCAAAGACCATAAAATTCGCCCGCAAAAATTCCAGTATAGAGATATACCAAAAAGCAGATGGAGACCTCGACTGGAGACTCTTGAAACCTGACAACCTCCTCTACTTTTCGGTCAATAATGAAAACCAGAACCCATACGGAACATCGATCATGCGGTCGATGGAATTCGTCTCAAAGATTCTGGTGACGATGCATAATTCTTTGCTGAATGTTTGGGAGCGGTTCGGGGACCCTTCTTTTCAGATTACCTACAAGGCGGGTAAGCGCACCCTCGGCGCTGATACGCTTGAGCAGAGGCGGCAGAAGATAGCAGAAGAGTTTGATACTTCTGTGAGGAAGAAAAGAGAAGGACAATCCATGGATTTCGTCTCCGTAATAGACAAGGACTCTGATTTTGAGATAAAGGTCATCGGGGCAGAGGGGCAGGTACTCGAGATGGAGGTTCCGGCCCGGCACGTGCTGGAACAGATCGTATCCAAGACAGGGCTGCCGCCCTGGATGCTCGGACTCCACTGGTCCACGACGGAGAGAATGGCCGACAAAGAGGTGACCATGCTCCTGCAGGATGTGACAACCCGGCAGGCGGCAAAATTGCCGTTTTTCGAGCGCTTGATCAGCACACAGCTCCTGCTGATGGGCAGGACCTGGAAACGTGGCGACTGGTGGATAGAGTTCGAAACCGCCAACCTGCATGACATCGAGAAACAGGCCCGCGCGAGGTTCCTGAACGCCCAGGCGGATATGTATTACCTGAATGCAGGGATACCGATAGATGAAATACCCAAAAAGAGCCAGCGGGCAGAAGTAAGCAAGAAGGGGCAGAAGTCACATGGTGGATCGGAATCATGTGGATGTCAGAAGGTACACCATGAGGGCTGCAAGGAACTTAGAAGACCTTTTGACTGGCCGGATCTGGACAAGGCAGAGCACGATTACGAAAATGAGTTGAAGTACGACTGGTCGGAGCTGAGAGACAAGGTATTCATGATTCTTGGGTTTGATACCGAGGTTGACCTCGGCAAGCAGGAGATACCGGCAGAGGAGGCATTCAGGTATACGGAAGAGCAGAGGGCTGCAATCATGAAGGCCCTGAGAGACTGGGTCGATGAATACGATCCAGCAAAGTTTGAGGACTCTGCTGTCAAATTCTACTACGACCTTGCCTATTCTCTCGGCCTCATACAGGCAGCAATTATGGTAGGGGCAGAGAGACCGATCCTTGACATCATCAGAAACAGCGAGATACTCAAGGAGCTGTATGCTACCGGCTTTGAGCTTGTAAAGAATAGGGCAACGCTTCACATTGTGAACAAGATTCTCCCTGAACTCGACGCCATGGTCATTGTTGGAACAAATCCGAAAATTGTGGCACAGAGGCTGAAGCAGCTTTTCGGCAATGCAAATTCTGACTGGGAACGCCTGGCCCGCTCAGAGCTTGCCATGGCTGCAGAGAAGGCAAAGCTCGATGAGTGGAAGGAGTGGAAAGTAAGGATGGTGGAGTTCACTCCTGCACCTGATGCGTGCCCGATCTGCATGGCCCTGGAAGGAGACTATGAGATCGAAAATGTGCCGGTGCCTGTTGAGGATACCCATCCCAGGTGCAGATGTTCAACGAGGCCCTCGGAAAGTGAGGTTGAGGGATGAACGTGAGATGTCCATATTGTGGAGAGATTTATGAACCGGATTTCGGGTTATGCCCAAGATGCAGAAATTGACATAAACTGACACGAAAGTATCGAATTTTCAGACTATATCTGCTATAAATTAAGCAATACCGGGCTTTTTTGTTTCAGAAAAAATGATGGAGGTGAATATGAAATCAAGAGATATGAAGGCAGAAGATGCGAAGATCAAAATCCTGGAACTGACGACTCCAGATGAGATCCTCTTCTTCATCGAAGGAGACAACCGTAAGGGGGTGATCACGACGGCTGACGAGCGTCTGAAGGAGCTTGGTCATAACGGCCTCAAGCACGGCCAGACAGCAAAGTTTACGGATACGGAAAAAGATTTCAAGGGCTCCGGGGTTGAGGGAAAGAAGGAGGCAGAAGAGAAGGACCATGTCACCTGTGAGGATGTGATTGAGAGACTCAGGGCCAAGGGCGTAAAGATATGAAAAAGATATACAGGAAGATACAGGTCCTCAAGGCTGCAGACATGGGGGCGGAAATATCCCCTGAGATGCTTGCGAAGATCAATGCGTATACATTGAAGGAACTCTCTGCTGAAGATGTATATGTCAGAAAGTTTCTTCTCGCCCATAATGCCATCGACAGGGACAACGAGCGTTTCCCTGAGGCATTGATAGATGAGTTCGCAGATACCCTGCCGGGCAAGGGTTTTCTCATAGGCCACGAGCGGCCCGGCCCTGGGAGGGGACTGTTCTTTGACGCCGCTACAGAGGAGATGCCCCCGGAAAGGTTTGTCGAGCTTACAGGTGAGACACCGAGATTACCGGCTGGGGTAGAGACCGTCAAGGTCCTCTGGGGCTGGATGTATCTGTTGAGAGAAGCTTTCAACGAGGAGATCATGGCGAACCTGGACGCCGGCATATACCGGCATGTGTCGATAGGTTTCAGGGCTGCTGATCTTAACGCAGTCAAGGCAGATCCGAACGGAGCAGTTCTGTACTGGGAATATGTACCGCCGGGCGAGGCCACAGAGGGGTCGTTAGTCTGGCTCGGGGCTCAACCAGGCGCAACAGCCCAGAAGGCACAGAAGACAGAGTCCGGGGATATAGATACCGAGAAAAAAGGAGGTAAGGAGATGAATGAATTTCTGAAAAGATTGTCATTGAAGCTCGGCAAGACGTTCTCTGAAGATAACGCCGAAGACGAGATCATGGCGATTTTCAATGAGAAGGATGCGAAGCTCAAAGAGCTTGAAAACAAGGTAGCCGAGCTTGAACCTCTCGCTGCAGATGGCAGGGCCTACAGGAAGGAGCTCGTCGATTCCTATGTCACTCTCAGGACCAAGCTTGAGGAGCTGCCCGCGGATGACGAGAACAGACAGAAACAGGCCCGCGAGATTGCCGCCGGCTTTCCTGTCGAGTTTCTGAAGTCAGAAGTTGAAGTGCTTCAGAAGCGAGTCGAGGAGAAATTCCCCGATGAGGGCCAGTTGAAGGGCGGGGATCCAGACAATCGGGACAAGAATGCAAAGACAAATCCACTCGTGCCTGACGATGATTGATGATCGCTGAGACGGATCAGAAAATCAAATAAAGAAGGAGGTTAAAGGATGGCTACAGCAACCATCATAGATACAATACAGAATGTGAGAACGTTGGCATATACGCACGACTCTGCCGTAGCAAAGGGAGATGTCATCGTCGTAAACGGCCAGGTCCTCATTGCAGTCAATGACGCAGACGCGAATGCCGAAAACGTATATGCATACCAGGGCAAGGCGGAGTTTCCGAAAGAGGCGAACCTTGCTGTTTCCCCCGGGGAGATTTGCTACTGGGATGAATCCGCAGGAGTTATGACGAAAACCCAGGGAGGCAATACCAGGGCCGGGACGTGCATAGAGGCATCCGCTGCATCTGATACCACTTTGCTGGTGCTCCTTGAGCCGAACAGGACGAAGATCCGCAAGGTAAGTGTCACTGTAGCTGCAGGGACGACAGCAGGATCAAGCGCTGCTGATACGGCACTTGTTGGAGCTGAGGTGATCGGAATATATCCGACCGGCAACCAGGACCAGCTTGTTGACAACGTGGCTGTGAATGCCGACGGAAGCATCACGGTCACTCTTGCTGCAGCGGCTACGGCAGACAATACGTTCAGCGTTGCCTGCCTGAGCGTGTAACGATTCCAGAAACGACAAGGAGGTAGAAAGAAGATGAATAGAGGATTACAGACATTCGGGATATGGGGGTTGATGGTCCTCGCCTCAATACTCGCCCTTGCAGTGCTCGGCACTCCTTCACAGGGGGCCGGGATGGCATCAGTGGCTTTCGCCTGGATGCCACTTGCAGGAGTAATCTACGGCAGGAAGATATTTGATTGGTCGAAGATCAACGACATCGAACATATCGACGACAAGAAGGAGATGATCGTAGATGCGGCAAATACGTTCATGCAGAAGATCAATCAGCAGAAAGTTGCAGGGGCAAAGATATCAGGGGCTGACCCGAACCTGCAGGGGGCTATACCTGTCGTTCTTGTTATGTCCGATACGGTGAAAAACCCGGACCGGGGGTATGAACTCCTGTTCGATGAAGTGGACATGAGGGAAAGCACGAGTGACACCTTCGAGGTGCTGGATGTCTCCGGTGGTGTGACCTTCTACCAGCAGAACCCGGGCGAAGAGGCAAAGATGTCCAAAATACCGTCGAGCGATAAGACAAACGTCGGGTTCCTGAGGTTCACCGGCGGCCTGAACATTCTCGACGACTGGCTCCGCTTCAACAAATACTACCTGATTGACGAGCTCTTCGAGGATACGATCAGGCGTTGGTGGGGCAAGAAGGCAACGCTGTTCTACGGATTGCTCTCTAACCTTACCGGCATTGACGAGCCTTTCGATACCGACGATGTTCTCACGATCAACAACGCCTGTGCCAGCATCCTCACAGATCTTGAAAAGATAGGATTTGACGTGGATGAAAACGAACAGTTCGTTATCACCTGCAATCCGAGACTCAGGGGCAGGATCTTCAAGGCTATTGCTTCGAGCTTCGTGAACCCGAATCAGAACAACAACCAGATCATCTACAACATCAGCGCTGTTGTCAGCTCGACGAAGGTTGCAAACACGAGCTACTATGTCTCTCTCCCCGGCAGAAAGAACAAGCGCGGGGAATGGGAGGACTTCAATGCGCGTCCTGCACAGAGAGACGAGCGTATCCTCGGGGCCGCCCATGTCTGGACGGGGGCCTACAACGGCATAATCGCACAAAAGAAACAGCACAGGAGATGCGCACTGAGCTAAGAGATGGCACGGGTGACAGTTGAAAATATCAAGGACCTCGGTTTCACTTTTCAGATGTTCGGGCTGGACAACGAGTCCAGCCTCGAACTCTACATTCAAGACATCATTGACGATGCCGGTGCCATCCTCGAGGGTGTCATAGGTTCGACAACTTACAATTCAGCCTCGAGTCCTACTGCCGGCTACGTCAAGCGGGCTGAAAAATGCCTTGTTGCCTCTGAGCTCCTACAGCGACGCATCAACAGGGTCCTGAACAACGTAACAGCCTCGGATGACAAGATCAGCACAAGGAACGAAGAGCAGCAGATGCAGCGGTACCAAGACGAGGCGGAAAAGCTGATCAGTCTACTCACAGGGGATACAGACTACAGCTTCGGCATTGTCAAGACATCGCATTTCGAGGAAACATCAGGGCCTGGAGGGCTTGAAGTCTCAGGTTAAGGGGATATGCTCAATCTCAATGTAACCATAGAGGGAGACAAGGTGATCATAGAAGGTCTCGATAAAATCGCGGACCATATGCCCGATGCAGTCCAGCGCGGCCTTTTGAGGGTTGTCAAAGGAATCCACCGCATGGCATACGAGTTCCTTTCCGGTCCCGGATTGGAAGCAAAGGGAGCGGCGTTAGCCGGCGGATACCCTGTCCCTGTCCGTACCGGGCATCTCAGGCGGATGCTCGACTGGCTGGGGCCCGGCGAGACAAAGACAGCAGGCGATCATACCTTCACGGCCGGTCCGATGGAGGCAATGGTATACAACTCGGCAGAATATGCGATGGTCATCCATGAAGGACGTGGCTCCTCCGAGAAGTATGGGAGGAGGCCGTATCTCGAGGATGCCCTTGATGCATTCAACCAGGGCGACAGGATACGGAATACCATTGCGGAGGAGATAGACGAGGAGGTCAGGAGAAGTGGGCTTTCTTGACAGGTTCAATGCAATTGCCGTGAGGATTGAGAACAATCGATCCCTTCAGCAGTTTTGCATGGATAATTTCGGGCAGGCATTGAAGGTTGAGAAGGTTTTCAGGTGGCGCAAGGAGATCCCGATTACTGATCTGCCGATCGCCCTGGTCACCCGGCCATATGTGAGGCGGTCGTTTGAGGGAATGGTACCGAAGAAGGAACAGGGCATCTCTGTGTATGCCGGGTTCCGGATGGAAGATCAAGATAAGGCCGTGGCATTGTCGATCGAGTTTGAGGAGCTGCTTGAGGATGCGATATGCCGCAAGACATCACATCCGGATGACCGGCCGATGGGTATTATGCCGGCTGATTCGACAAACGATGAGGGCAAATTCCATCCGGTATATTTTCTTGTGATGGAAGTGCTCGTGAGAGACAGATAGGAGGATGAATGGACGAACCGCGCATGATAACAGCTATCGCCGGTTTTTTTGGCGCCATTGTCGGAGCCATAGGCAGTTTCTTCGGCCTGAAGTATAGGGTGGACCGTATGGAGAAGGATTTCGATTCTCACAAGAAAATCGCAATTACAGCTCCATCATGTGACAAGTGCCTTGCAGGCACAACATCGAGATTGTCGACCCTGGAAAGATTCATGGCCGACATCCATAAAAAGCAGGACCAGACGATAGCGAAACTGAACCAGATAATCGGAAAACTGCAATAATCCCCGGGGGTGAAATGGCACGTTTCGAAGAAGCCGTTACAAAGACACTGCAGTTTGAAGGTGGATACTCAAATAACCCTCTCGACCGCGGGGGGGAAACAAGGTTCGGCATATCGAAGAGGTGGCATCCGGATGTCGACATCAAGAACCTGACAATAGAGAGGGCAAAAGAGATCTACCGGCGTGAGTACTGGGATAAACTCAACCTTGACTTAGTTGAAAACCAACGCATTGCAGAGGAGATTTTCGATACAGCAGTCAACACAAGCCCGAGAAAGGCAGGCAGGTTCCTTCAAGAGGCATTGAATCTGCTTGAAGACTCCGGCCTGGTCGAGGACGGAATAATCGGCGAGAAGACGCTCGCTGCAGTAAACAATTATCCGTATCCGGATGCGCTCTTGAAAGCATTGAACGGGTTTCAGTTCATGCATTACTTGCAGACAATTGAAAAAGATGAAAGTCAAAGGATATTCATCCGGGGATGGCTGAAGAGGGTATAGCAGTTATCTGGCCGTTGCTTCGTTACATGTTTGCTGATGCCTTTGTTGAGGGCAGGCGTGGAAGAAATCAAGTTGTCCTCAAGGCAGGGGTCAGCGCTCGTATCCCGAACTCATGGTGTGCTGTTTCTGGATGTCTTGTACGCAAGAACTTATTCAGTGACAAAGAATATCAGCTTGAAGCACGTGCGGAAGTATGCCAGACCATGTGCCACTGGAGACAGTGGCAGAAGGAGCAATGCAGATGACCTGGAAAAAGATAGGCAATTTCCTGCTCGAGAACGGAGTCAAGAGGCTTGGCGGGTTCCTCCTGAATCCTGCCGGGGAAACTGTCGACCTGATTGCGGACCTGATCGGCGGCAAGCTCGGGGAGGACGATCCAGAGAAGGTATATGAGATACTCAGGAAGGATAAGGATGCCTTGGTCAAGCTCAAGGAACTCGAGATGTCTCACGAGACCGAACTCGAACGCCTCGCCATACAGGACAGGGCAAACAGGCTTGCAGCCGATACAGCAAGACTGCAATCCGTCAACCAGACAATGCAGGCCGAGACACAAGCTAAGTGGAAATGGTCTGCATTCTGGAGGCCCCTGTGGGGAGTTCTGTCGGCGATTGCCTTCTTTGTGCAGATGGTGGGGATCATGATAATTCTCAGCATTCTGGTCTATAAGGTGCTTGCAGGGGAAGTAGATAACATTTCTCAGATTCTGACCGCTGTCTCAACAGTATTGTCCGCCATATTTCCGATGTGGGGCATTGCCGGGGCGGTACTTGGGGTCACGGCCTGGCATCGCGGGAAAATGCAGAGGGCCATGGTCGAAGCCCCCGGCCGCGGTCTGACTGGCCCGGCCGGGAAGCTTGAGTCCATCATAAGAAAGACGATCGATAAGGGAAAGTAATGCCAGAGAAGATAAGCTGGAGACAAAAGATCAATCCGATCTGGTGGTTCGGCAACATCGACGACCCGGAGCCACCGGACTGGTTTGAACCGACGCAGCTCAACTATGAAAGACGGCGGGGTTGGCGATTCCGTAATCCATTCCATAATTTTTTCTGGTATGTACTGGGGATTGCGGATAAGGAATTCACCGCCCATGGAAAAGCCACGGAGAATGTATTTGTAGACGGATTGAACTATACCTTTCTGAAGACAAAGCACTTGCCGGTGTGCTTTCCGTTCATCTCATATCGCGGGCTGGGAATCAAGTTTTACGTAGGCTGGAGGCCTGACAGCGGGGCTTTCGGCCTGAAATTGACGATCGACAGGAGGTAACATGAGAAAGTTTATTCTTGTATGCATGATTGTGTTGTCATTCCTTTTGGTGAGCTGCGGCATGATAGGTTCATATTCAGTGGAGGTGGCCACAGAGTTGACCGCTGAGACAGATCTCGTGGGGATTCCGGGGGCAGAGACTTCAACGGAGTTTGTAGACGTTGTGGTCACCGAGAACACGATCCAGGACCTGACCGTGAAGAGCATAGCTTATGAAATCACGAGAAATGATGGCGGAAGTGGGGAGATAAACCTATCCATCACTGACGTTGGTGAGGAATGCGACATGGATATCCCGCTCGCTACGATTCGGATTGTTTCAGGAGAAACAACAGACGGTCCGGTCCCCCTGCCGGCAGGCTTCCTGATAGACAAGCTGAACGAACGGATCGATACTGGATACAGACTGTGCTTTGAGATTGTGCAGGACATTGCTTCCGACAATGTAACGGCTGGGGATATAAACCCTATCGACATACATATCAAATTGCCCGTGTATGTCAGTGCGAGTCTTGAGGCAGCATAGAAAGGTCAAAACGATGGCAATCACAGGCACTGAGAGGACAAGACGGCCGGAGAGAGGCGGAGTGGATATAGTCGTCGAGTTTTCAGGAGACGTGAAGACCACGAAGACATTCCACTTCGCGGCCCCAAACCCCTCCAAGGCGGAAATAGACGCCCGCATCCAGAAGGCCGCGGCAAGGATGCAGTACAGGCTCAATCCCCTCAATGAGCTTGAGGTCGAGGGAGCTGATGTGAGACTGCTCTTGCAGGGCATAGTGAAATATATCAGGAGCAAGCCGGATGTGACGTTTCAGCAGCTCATCGTGACGATTAACGCGAAGCATCCTGAGCTGAACTGGAAGCCTGAAAAACTCCTGCAGCACATCATCCGCCGTGCCGGGAAGAATATGACCTTCCAGGAGTTCAAGACGATCTGCATCGGCAGGAAATTCTACGGGGTGGACGATGGCTGACTATTTTGTCGACAGCACAAGAGGCGACGATACGAACGGCACGGGAGCCTGGAAAGCGGCTTTGACGGGTACCATCACCATGACGAACGGCTCCACCGCGGTCTCCGCGGTAGGCGGGGCCTTCACCTCCGAGCTCTGGGCCGGGGCGTGGATATGCCTCGATGCGGACGAGACTTCGGACGTCTGGGCGCAGGTGAGCAGCATCACAGACGATAACAATCTCGTGCTTGTCAGCAATTACACTGGCGCAGGCGGCTCGGGTCCGGCGAGCAAGCTTGCGAACTGGAAGACTGTTGAGCATGCAGATGAGGCCGGCGGCTTGGCCGCAGGCGATATTGTGTGGCTGCGCAGAGGGGGTAGCGAATACCCCGTAAGTGACATTGCTCCTACAGGAGATGGCACAGGAGCATCTCCAATTCAGAGAATCGGGTGGCCGAGGGCTGCTAAAACCCTCACGGGGAACTGGGTCAACGGGTATCCCTGCGTGTGGGGCCTGTCGATAGTTGCGAACAGGAGCGAGCACCAGACGCGCCGAATCAGGCTCGACGCGGACGGGAAGTGGTACATGATCACCCACATCGGGCAGGAGCTGGCCTATGACGGCCAGTCGGCGGATTTCGTCGTCGGTGAGACCGTCACCGGAAGCGCAAGCGGTGCCACCGGTGTGATCGTGTATGACGACGATCAGGGGACCTCCGGGACCCTGATTCTCCAGAACGTCCAAGGGACGTTCGTGGACAACGAAACAATCACCAGCACGAGCGGCTCCGCAACAGCAAACATCCCCTCCGGCACGGTGGGATGCTTTATTATTGATCGGAAGTTTTCCGGCACGAGTACTTCTGCCGGGGCTTCGACCATGCAGGAAGATGATGATTATTCCACGCGCCCCGATATAGGCTCATTGCGCACCATCTGGGACGCAGATGGGGATGCTCCGTATGTGATTGACTTTGCAGGCGGTGCGTACAACATATATTTCAATGCTGACAATTACAATATCTTGAAGAATCTTGAGTTCAAGGATACTGCAGACGGTGCTGGGCACGTAATGTTTGCATATTCGGCAGCAGGTGCAATCATAGGGTGTCTGTTCAAGACCACCTATTCTGCACGCTGCATAGGACAAACTACTGACTATCTGTATCTTGAAAGGGTCACAGCAGAGAACGATGGGGTTACGGCATATTACACTCGCGATGGGATAGGCGTGGGTGCCAAAGGGGTACTATATGCGAAGGATGTGGCTGTGTACAATTGCGGCGGATATGGACTTGATGTCAACGGGGGCACAGCTATCCTCGAAAACGTGAACATTGGCGTTGAAGGCGCCAACCAGGATGCAGACATAGCAATATATTACTCCGGGCAGGTCTTCGGAAGAGATGTGCAACTGGGAGGAACGAATGGGTATGTTGAAGATGCTTCTTACGTTTCGCCCAGAAAGCTTGTATCGATAGAAAACTTCCAAAAGGAGCTCGGCAGGCAGAAACAATGGTTCCGCGGCGGAGAGATCCACAATGTCGATGTGGGCGACACCAATGCCCCCTCCGTCGCCGATCCTACCGGCAAGACCACCGATTTGATGGAAATCCTCCCCAACGTCAGCGGATTCGATTTCATCGAGGAGTGGGCCGTCGATATCTTCACGGGGGAAGAAGACGGGGTCAACGGGGCGAGGACGTACACCTTATACATCCAGAACAACACCGGGAATACCCTCAACGCCTCAACGGCGAAAGACGATCTATGGCTGGTGGCGGAGTACGTGTCGCAATACTCTGCGAATGACGCATACACAGTCGAGCGCGTCTTTTCTGCGGAGACTCTCATCGCACAGCGTGCGGACGCAACCGATTGGGATTCGTTGTCAGTGACTATCAATGCGGCTGTTGCATCGAAGGTCCGCCTCAAACTCTACATCTCGACATATTCCGCTACCGGCGGAATATACGTAGGTGGATTGGCGGTGTCCTGATGGCGATTCAGACTGGCTGGAGTTACGGTGAGTACAAGGTGAAAATAATCAGTGCAGCTCCGGAAGAGTCGTGGTCGTATGGAGAATATGGGTTTTTCTGGGAAGAAGCGGCCACAACAGGACCGACAATAACACAGTCAATAGTGGGGAGATGAATGGGCAGACTGGTGATGAAATGTAAATGTGGTGAGCTTGTAGACCTGGGATACAATGTGCAGGCAATCCCAAGACTGGCAGTTTGCGCCAAGTGCGCGAAGCTCAAGAATGCAAAGATCAGGAGGGATGTGATCCGACGTGGAGGGGTGAAAGGCAACCTTTCCTTGAGAAACGGGATCAATATCATATTTGGAGGTCACAATGGATAGATGGAAAACTCTCAATGAAGTTCCGAAAGTTTTCAGAATTCTTGACGGTGGAAGGCTTTCGGTCGAGCAGTGCAACCTGATATACAAGGATCTCGCATCGAAATATATCAGAACCAGGGCGGATGGAAGGAGGGATTTCGACTATTCAAAGGCGAGGGAAGAGTTCAAGAGGAGATACGAGAAAAAGAAGCTGGGAAACACATTCGTGTGGATCACAAAGGGTGGGAACGGCAGTACGTCATCTGTTGAGGGAGGTGAATAATGGGACTCTTGCTGCTTAATGGTGCTGGTACGGATTCAACCGATCCGATCCTGAAAGGACTCGGGTTTGATTTCATCATATCCCCGGAAAGCATGGATGTAGCCGACGTCAATGATGTCGGTATCGATAATGCTACCGGATTCCCGATCACAAACTCGGTTTTGACATCGCTGCACCCGGCTGAAACGGTCATTGAAAAGGGGACCGCAGGATCCTATGATGATACGTTGAAGCAACTGGCAATAGGAAGCACAACCGGGTTGGCTGCAGGAGATTTCATATATCTCTCACATGCAGCCATTACAGACGGGATATACGAGATTGCCTCGGTTGTTGATGCCACGAATGTCACGCTTGTCTCCGACCCTTTTTCAGGCGGTGGAAACCAGACTGCGATCTCATACCAGGTTGCATGGGCATATGCCGGGGTAGCCGGAACGGCACCGTCTGTTCTTGACGGCGTGTCGTATTACAAATCCGATCTTGACGATGGCCTCACGTCTACGCAGACAGAGGACACGAACTATATCGCAAGTCCACCTGCAGGGGCGAGTTATATCGCTATCGACGGAAAGAGCTATACGGGACAGACTACGAACGACCCGAGTCCGACCCTGGTAATTCTGAGTGGCTGGACAAACAAGGGTGGCGTTACACACGTTGAGCTGTCCGGAACCGATGCTTTCTGGGATGCCGGTCTGACCGACCAGGCAGAGAAGGACATTGCGACCGCAGAGGCCGGAGGCCTATACCTGAGTTCCGGAGATGGACTCAAATCGTTCAATATCATTTTAAAATCAGCATCCGGAGGGGTTCAGGTAAGTGTTGCATGTGATATAACACTTGATACATCAGGACCCACCATTACGCATTCGGTGGTCGGAAGGTAATGGCTACAGAGGCGATAAAAAAGACATACCTTGACCTTGTGATAGACTCTGACGAGGAGTTGGGAATACTCGACTCCTCGTACATAGAGGATTATTATGGCATCGACGGCCAATTGACATTGCACCATCAGGATACAGCGCAGGAATTCGATATAGTGATGGCTCCGGTCGATGGGGGAGGCCCCTATCCGAATGATCACTTCGAAGGCACAAGGGATGCAACGGTGATGCCCCTTGGTATATATGAGGTCAGAGGCAGGGTCAGGGATACTGTCGGGAACTATACAATCCTGACCGCATTCCAGAACCCGAACGGAAACGAGCGGGTCCTTGAGTTGTTATTTTCGCTGGTAGAGAGCCTCGGAGTGGTCTACGCGAAAATCAGTGGGTTGAAATCCTATGTAGACGTGCTGATAAAAGCAAAACAATACTTGAGAAACCCCGAGGTAAGCATGAGTTCATATTTTGACATTACAGCAATTTCAAGAGGGCTGTAGATGGCTACTTACGACAGAGGCACTCCTGTACTGATAGAGGCTGAGTTCAAAAGAAATGAACCCTTCGGAGGCCCTGCGTATTTCGATCCGACATCACCCAAGGTGACCGTTACTGCTCCGGATGGCACTGTTATGGTCGACGGAGCCGCCATGACGAAGCAGGAGACAGGGAAATGGTATCACATATTCCAGACGGACATTTCATGGGAAAAAGGTCCGTACAATGTCAAGATTACCTGCAGTGACGGGACTTACAATGATGTGACTGTCGCGAGAGGGATATTCAGGTTGCTGTAATACGAGGCACACGATGCCAGAGCCTATAGTGGCTGGGCCAGGCATTTTATTTTCAACCAAAAATCTACGGAGGTGAAAGATGGGAAAGTCATACACAATAGGTAAAGGAAAACTCCTTTTCAGGCCTGAAGGTGAGCAGGGGTACAAGGACCTGGGCAACTGCCCGGACTTCAAGGTCACCGTTGCAACCGAAAAGAAGGAGCATTACTCGGACAGGTCAGGGATATCCGTCAAGGATGCCGAGATCGTGACGAAGCAGACTGCATCTGGAGGGTTCACGCTCGATGAGCCGAACATCGACAACCTGAACATGTTTGTGATGGGAGCCGGGACTGTTACGACCCAGCAGGCTGCCGGATCCGCAACCGATCAGGCTGTCACTGCATTGCTCGACCGTTGGGTCGCCCTCGGCAAGGTCAATGTCTCAAGCGTTGTCGTGACAGACAACAGTGGCACTACCACGTATGTTAAGGGCACCGATTATGAGCTTGACGCAAGTGCAGGGCTCATAATGGCCCTGTCGAGTGGATCAATTACTGACGGGGAATCCCTGCTCGTTGATTTCACTTACCCGGACGCCACAATCAAGCAGGTCAATGCTGCAACGGCTACAACGGTCAAGGGGCACATATACTTTGTGGGAGACCCTCCTGTCGGAAAGATCCTCGACGTCAAGGGCTATATCAGCCTTGCCCCGAATGGAGAGCTCTCTCTGATAGGCGAGGACTGGATGCAGTATGAATTCGAGATGGAGTTCCTCTCTCATGCTGACTATGATGGTCTCTTTGAGATCGTCGAAAGAGGTGAGGTCTGATGAGCGACGAGTTGAAGGTCCTTCTGCCTGATGAGATGTACATACTCGAGACTGGGGAACAGGTCACTGTCAGGCCTGTTCCCTTCGGCAAACTGAATATCTTCTCCGAGGCAGTGGCATCACTGATGCTGAAAATTTCTGATCTTGGCCTTGAGCTCAGAGATATCAAGAATTGGAAGACCCTCTTTGACGTCGCCTTCGAGGAGATGCTCAATATCATGGGCCTGGTGCTCGAAAAGCCCCGGGAATGGTTTGACACGATATCCATCAATGATGGCATAGGCCTCTTGGCCATCATTGTCGAGCAGAACTTCAGGGAGGAGACTAAAAAAAACATCCTCAAGGTCGTAGAGAAATTGAGCTCAACATGGCAGACGTCATCCAGATACTCATCTCGGCAGGACACAGCTGGGAAGAGATCAAGAACTACACGGTAGGGCAGATCGAGCTGTTTGCCGAAAGCGTCATGCGGGTTGAGAACATGAAATTGTCCAGCCTGACGTGGGCTGTTCATGTTGCCGCCCAGGGTGGCCATAAGGACGTGAAGAACTATACGGACAACCTGAAACCCGGCAAGGAGCTTGGAAGAGATGACTTGCTGCGAGATTTCAAGAGGACAGGAAATACAAAATGATGATGACAGGCCATATGAGTAAGGCAAGCAGGTGGCCTGCAGGACGGAAGATGACGGTTACAGGCAGGGCAATTAGCCTGGCAAACAATTGACAAAGGTAGATGATGAATAAAAATATCAACACCGACTGGAGCATGAATGACCTCCATTGTTAATTTAATTATATCCGCACAGGACAAAGCGAGTCAAATTGTCCGGAAGACAGAGAACGGCATCAAGAAACTCTCTGGTGCTTCGAAGGCATATCACGACACACTTCAGGGCCTGAACGGGACTGCAGACAAGTTCATGCAGAACATGCAGCGTATAGCTGCTGTTGTGGGTATAGCCGGAGTTGCACGGTCTTTTGTCGAGATCAATTCAAGCGCTGAGAAGACAAAACTGATGCTCCAGGGGCTCCTGGGATCTACTGAAGCGGCAGCAGAGGCGTTTGAATGGATACTCGATATCTCAACTAAACTGCCTTTTTCAATTGATGCGCTCAAGGATTCCTACATCAAGCTGCAGGTGGCAGGACTGGATCCCATGAGCGGATCACTCAAGACCCTGTCTGATGCGATCGCTTCATTTGGAGGGACCGATGAGGACCTGAAACTTGCGTCCATTGCGATACAGCAGATGGCAGGCAAGGGTGTCGTCTCAATGGAAGAACTGAGGCAACAGCTCGGGGAAAGGATACCTACCGCGATCAAGGCCATGGCAGAGGGAATGGGAATGTCCATGGGCCAGCTCACAAAGGAGATTGAGAAGGGAAATATCAGTGCCACCAGGGGCATCAATGCCATGATGAGCAAGCTGGAAGAATGGTATGGCGGCCGGGGCAAGGAAATGATGAATTCATGGGCTGGGCTCATGTCAAATTTGAGGGTGGCATGGGAGAGGTTTGCCTTGTTCATCGGTGAGACAGGGGTTTTTGAAAAACTCAAAAGCATCATCGATGGCGTACTTGGAAAGCTTGATGAGATGAAACAAAGTGGGAACCTGAAGGCCTGGGGAGAAAGAATTGCTGGCACAATCGGAAGATTGGTTGACATGTTTGTGCGGCTTGGAGCGGTCATAGTAAGAGTAATCGATATTTTTGGACCCTTTCTCCCGGTACTAATCGAGATGTTTGTGTATTTCAAGATGACGAAGGTCATTCTCGGGGGAATTATCGGGCTGCCGTTGAGTATAGGCAGGGAATTGATGGCATTAAAAAAAGCTGCAACTGTTTTGATGGGTACCGGGATTGCTCAATATTTCAAGAATCTGGGCATGGTTATGACTACATTACCCGCAAAGATCATTGCAATAGATAATAGTTTGGGCGGGCTGGCAAAGAAAGCCGGGCTGATAACTGCTGCCTTCACTTTTGGTTGGCAGTTCGGAAAATGGCTCGGTGGATTCGAGGTTGTGCGCAAGTGGACTGAGGTGGCAATGACCTATCTGGATGAATTTTTCATCTGGTACCGCATCAAACAGCTTGAACTGTGGAAACTGACAAAAAAGGTCTTCACCCTCGGCGCCGCGGACACTACTGCTACAGACAGGCAGATAGCGGCTTTGAACAGGCACAGGGAAATCCTTGCCCTGGTGCGGAAAGATATTCTCAAGGGCAAGGATGCACAGGAAAAGCTCGGAAAAGAGACGGAGAAGTCGACAAGGGCGATAGAAAATCAGAGCAGGCAGGTTGAGAAGCAGAAAAAAACATACGAAGAACTGATGGATTCAATTGAGGAGGGCTCCTCACAATACATTGCGATCAAAAGCAGGGAACTTTCCACCTTCAAGGCCAATATCGACTATGAGATCGCATTGGAAAAACAGAAATATGAACAGGGGAAGATATCCCTTGAGGAGTTCCTGAAGTTCAGGCAGAGCAGGCAGCAGGCATATACTGAGGAGATGATCAGGCTCAAGGAGATGGAGATCGAGGCCCTCAAGGAGGCCCCGGATGTTGACCCCGTCAAAGTAAAGGCTATTGAGGAGGAGATCAAGCAGATCAAGATACAATCCGCCCAGGACCAGTTGAAGATCCAGCAAGAGCTTGCCCAGGGCATCAAAAAAGAGCATGAGGATGCCTTCACAAACTGGAAGTCACTCCAGGAACTCAGGCTTGATACCCTGAAAAACCAGTTTGACCTTGAGAATACACTCGATGATGAGGCGGCCAAGCAGGGCCTCTTGAGACAGTCGGAAGTGCTTGAGCGTAAACTTCAGAGAACAAAAGAGTTCTATGAGGCCCGGATCAAACTTGCCACTGAAGCACTTCAGAAGATAGCAGAGATTGAAGGAACTGACAGCGAAGGATACAAGAAGGCCTATGCCGAACGTCTGAGACTACAGCAGGAACTCGAGATCCAGGTTATCAGGTCGGAGGCCCAGATCAATGAAGCAAGGGTTAATGAGGAGATAGAGGCACAGAAACTCGTAGCTGATCTGACTGATGACCGCATCAGGCTTGCTGAGATAGAGAAGGCTGAAAAACTGCAAAAGTTGAAGGAATATCACGAGCAGGGACTTATAAGTGCAATCGAATATTCTCATGCTGTTATAGCTCTTGAGAAAAAGATTACGGACAGTTTTAGCTCTGAGCTCAGAGAGAGGTCGGAGCAGTTGACGGTATGGGCCGGCATCATATCAGAGAGGACGCGCAGGATGTATGATGCCATCGGCGGACTCGTGATGAATTCCTTCGAAGATGTCAAGCAGTATTTCGGTTCTGCCAGCGATGCCCTTGCAATTACTGTTTCAGAGGTTCGTGCGCAGATAGAGGGGTTCCTGAATGCAATCAACAGGGGCACAGCTGAGACATTCTGGAAGGCAGAGCTCTTCGGCCGCAAAATGGTCGACATGGTCGGGACAAACATCTATGACTGGGCCAGCCGGGTCGCGGAGTATATCCAGTACGTCAAGGGCTTGATGGATGACCTCAGGGACACCATAGAGGACTATCGGAAACAACTGCTCCGGCTCAGGGGAGACCGTGTCGGCCTCGTTGAAATATGGTACCAGGAACAGCTTGAAAAGCTGAAGAGTAAGTTCAAGGACCTTGCAGATTCGCCTGAATACAGGCAGGCGATTGACCTGCTGCGGAAACTGTACGAGGAGAAGCTTAAAAAGGCAGAGGAGTCAATGAGTAAAGAGGAAAACCGGTGGGAGAAGTATGCCGGCGTTATTACAACAACAGCAGAGAATATGGCCGGCAAGGTCAAGAGCTCAGTGGCCGGCATTGCATCTATCAACCTGTCAGCTATTTCCGGATCCTTGTCTCCGGAAGTGCGCGTTCAACGAGACATAAAGCTTGATTCCGTGTTCAAGATACAGACTTTCGACTCTGAAACAACAAGGCGTTGGCTCAGGGATATCGTATTCCCGGAATGGGAAAAACAACTCAGGCTGAAAGGGATCAGGTTATGAGCGGTCAGCAGGCATATATCTACCAGGAGTATAACAAGGTTGTTGACGCAGCTATTACGAGTAATGTTTCCCCCAGTTCCCGTGCACCGCTTGTGTATCCTCTCAGAAAACAGGGCAACGGTAACATACGGCTCTACGGAAACTATAGCGGGGACAAGGATGCCCGTTATGAGGTTAAGATCCTCGATTCAATATTGCAGGATCCTGTCGTGTCAGCTCCGGTCTTCCGCGGTGCCGGCACAGGCAAGATCTCTGATATTGCTGTCTCAAACCTTGAGGCTCAAAAGATCCGTATCCTGTGCCTCTCTACCGGCACTGAGAGCAGGAAGGCGGAAATAGAGCTTGAGGGTTACAGGTTCAGGGCGAAAGAGGCCGGGGCATCCGGGAACGCAATATACCTTCTAATCGATGATTCATCACTCGTCTTTACAGCGAGTGATTATTCCGTCATCAAGCCCCTGAAGGTTGGAGATACTGCTCTGGAAGGACAGGAGTGGGATTTCGACACAAAGGTCCTGCAAGGCGAGTTTGTCCCAGAGGATGCTCACAGGCTGGCCTTCGGTCAGGACAGGCTCCATATATACACGCAGTACAAGAAGTTTGAGGAGGGAGTCTGGAAATATTACTTCATCCTGCCTATTCAGTATGAAGTGAAGGCGGGGGAGAGAGTATACTTCGTCTCCGGTGGCAGGACCATCACCGTCACTGACGGCGCTACAACCGAAGAGTATACGGACATTGTGACCATAGCCGATTTCTGGCAGAAGGTTAAGGCATCATCCGGATTGATAGAACCGGTCGACTCATCCATTGATACATCACGCAGTATTACGAGTCCGGCGGTAAGAGAGTTTTCAACGAAAACCGAGGCATACTTCATGCCTCCATACCGGGATGAGAAATCATCTGAATATGCCGGGGACCTTCAGGACATAGAGGTCAGCAACGATAAAGCAAAGACAGAGTTGATCCGGATCACCTGTATTTCCAATGCCTACGTTGGAGATGAGGTTTGGGAGGTCAAGGGCTCATCGAGCGGGGACCTTGGGCAAGTGAGAACAGGAGAGTATGCATACCTGGGGCCTGTCGGCTTCAGAATTCCGCAAAAATTGCCTAAGAACTGGGGGGAGGTGAACGAAAACTGGAGCTACAAGATTGATTATGCCCCCAGGGATGCAGGGGTCGATCCTCCGGCAATATGTTTTTCGCTGCGCATGGGGATAAACTCAGTTCCGCAAACACTCGAGCTGACATACAAGAAAAAACCGCCGGAATGTTATTGTCCCCCCGTTGGGTTTTCGGATAAATGCCTCGGATTTGAAGAGAAAGGAGGTGAGACAGGAATGGCATACATTGTTCAGGACCTGAGCTTCTGGACAGACGTGGTCATCAACCGCATGGCAGAGAAGTGGCAGGAGCAGGAGCCGTATCTTGCAGGGTCTTCCAGTGAAGCATACGAAAAACAGTTCTTGAAACTGATCGACAGAAATGTAGAGATCTTCAAGGGCCTCGCTCAAAGAATAATGAATCTGCCTGAGGAGGATGCATCAGCCCTTCAAGCAATGGTGGATCAGTATAAGACGCTTGTAAACTCCCAGACCGTGCTGGTAATGCTAAATTCATCTTTCACCCAGTATGCCTGGGCATCATGGGATGGATCAAAGTGGATATACGACACACAGCCATCAAGCAAATACAGCTATCTCAAGGATGCGACATTCGATACCGATCTGTACCAGACACTTGCAGATGCGATCCTCAACTATGAGCAGACCTATGGCGTAAAAAAAAATAATGTCATTGGTATCGGTACTTGCTACCAGGATACCGATGATGATTATTACTGGGAGATCAGTGGTAGTAAGGCATATCTGCCTGCATACACGGATGTGCCTTACTATTCAACTGTCCAGTCAGGTAATGATTACATCAACACAAAGGAGTTTGCCCTTCTTGTCTCAATTCCTTGCGGGGGCACGCTTGTCGAGGGTGACAAGATAACAGTGGAAATCGGAGGGGTGGTATATGAGAAGACATATCAGGTAGGAGATATAACATATCTGCCGACAGTAGCAAGGCAGAACCTTAACCTTACCGGTGGGCGGGACGGGGATGATACATACACCTGGGAAGTTTCAGGAGAGATAGACAAATTCCCTGACTATCTTCTCGACAGAAAAACACCAGCGCGGTACATCACCCCGCAACTATCCTTTCAGATCGAAGACGGTATAGTGCCCTTTGATGTCGGTGACGTTTTTGAGTTCACCATTGAGGGGGGACGCTGGATCTGGCGTAAGGATGGGGGAGCGTGGTCATCTCCACTCGACATCAAGAAAGAGGCTCAGACATTTGATAGCGGCCTGCAGATAGCCTTTGATTTCGGGGTGAGTCCGTCGTTCATTCAGAATGATACCTGGGAAGTGCTCTGTATCCAGGAAAACAAGGCGAGCAACCTGGCTACCCCGGGCCGCACAAGGCGGAAAGGACCCGGTGATGTTACGTTCGCCTTCAGCTCTCAGGTTACGATCGATACCCTGGTGATTGACATGCACGATATCGGCACTGATATTGTCTTCAAGGCCTCAAATGTGTCTGATTTCAGCGTTATTGAATACTCTGAAACGATCTCGCCGACCTCTCTTATCTGCAGACTTTTTGGGACGCCCATCACAGCACAATATTTCAGGCTGGAAATCTCTGGGGAAACATCAATCGGGTATGTCTTTCTCGGCACAAGGATGCAACTCAGCCTCGATGCGGACAGCATCAGGCCGATGCGTCAATACAATATGTCCAGACAGGAGGCAAAAGAGCCCTTCAGTCTCCTGAAGTATGCCAGAAAGGGGTACATGATAGACTACAGTTCTTTCATATACAATGCCGATTTTGAGGCCCTTGAACAGATGATCGACTATCTGAAGACCAACAATGACATGCCTTTCTATTTCGTGGCGAACATCAGTTACCCGGAGGATTGCATCCGGGCATATATCGATACTGACAACATTGAGGTCGAGAGCCCTGTAGATATCAATGCTCCCAAGGCGAACAGATTGTTCAGCCTCAAGCTTCCAGTCATAGGTGTTCAGTAATGTTGAACGTCAGCATTGACAGCTTAAACGCGATTGAAGAGGGCATCAACCCAGCATACAAGGTCGTCGTATATTTTCAGGAGCCGGAAACATACACAGAGGATGATTATCTTCTCAATGCAGGCGACTTGAGCACAAGCATGTCAGAGGACGGCGGTTACGAGGTTGCAAACACATCCGTAACACTGAGGAATCAAGAGTATTACTTCTCGAGGCGTCTGGCAAAAGAGTTGCCTGACAACAAACTTGTTGAGATATTCATGAATACGGGATTCGAGGATATCCTCCTGTTCAGGGGGGTTGTATACGACTGGCAATTGACCGAGACTGAATTAACTCTAAACATTAACGCGTAGGAGGTTTGAAATGGCTGAAATTTTTGGAGTCAAAGGATATGACGGGGTGGGTTGGAACATCGATATCACAAGCACGGATCGTGTCGGGTTCAATGCTGCGAACTTCGGCGAATCCATCTCAGTGGGGACGTTTCAGGACAGCACACACAAGACTGACAGCACCATGTCTACAGACCTTTGCAGTCCTGACCATATCCGCAATTGCAAGTACATCTCTCCAACAGAGGTATCTCTGATGGGGGGAGCCGCGGTTACCCTTGATACAACAAACGTGGGGCAGAATGATTGCACGCTTCAGTGGTCATACCAGGACGACACGGTCAATACCGCCCTGTCAAACGTGAGGTTCTTTTTCTATGATGCTGTGGATCCCGCCAATGCTCCTGCCGGAGTCATAGCCGTCGCCTTTGAGCACGACGGGGCCGCAATCAACAAGGACAGGGTGTCAGACACACCTGGAGACGGAGGAGCCTGGGACAGTTCGAAAGGAATCGGAGGTAACGCAAATGCCCTGATCTGTTCCGATCAGGCATCTGCTTCCATACACAATTTCTATATCGGCATCTCCCTCTCACCCACATCAAAGGGGCTGAAGACGGCGGTCAGGGCAAGACTTGAATTCGATGCTCAATAACAGGAGGAGGATACATGACGACTCATGACTGGTTTGCCCGTCTGAAGAACGGGCAGGTGATCTGTGGCAAGACTGTAGGCTCGTTCGCAAACATCAAATCCCTCGAAATGGATGACCTGTGGGTGAACTTTCGTGGTAACAGATATGCTGCACCAAGGAAGGGGAGTGAAAAGCCCCTGAGATTCGATTTTTTCGTCTCCATGGCCATGGAGCCTGAAGGAATACAGGCCAAGGCATACAAACTCATCTCATTATATCCGGATTGCAGGCTGACACGACTTGTGTTCCCTGATGGACGGACAGAAATAAGGCGGGAAGCTAAAAGAGGTTGAGTAGATGGCACTTGTGATAATGGAGCGGGATGCAATCCTGCACGGGTATACGAGCCTGCAATCGGACAGGGATGCGATACTGCATGGGTACACGACCCTGCAATCGGACAGGGATATCATACTTGCAGGTCACGAAACTCTGAGCACAGACAGGGATTTCATCCTCGACGCCCACCCGGGGCGTGAAGTAGATACTGTCCTTTCCGGAAAGACACCCCTTGAGCGCGCTCCCATCCTCGCAGGCAAGACCCACCTTTCACAAAACAGGTATACCGTGCTCAGAGGACTTGACCATGCCATGGCAGAACTGGATTGCATCCTTCAAGGCCTCGAACATTACATTGACAGAGACTTTATCGTTGCCGTTAAGCCGCAGGAGGAGCGTTCATTCATCCTGCAGGCCCATGAAGATATCCCTGCCGGCAAGACGAGGCGCCTTACCCTGTTTGATACCCTCAACCTCAGAAGTACGAGTATCTACAGGAATCCCCGGGATATCTCAACTCTTCAGATCGTAATCGGGGACCTCTCAAGCAGCAGGGTTCCCTGCACTCCCCTTGATGAATCGGGGACGATATATCACGTCTCTGACAGACCTATTCAGAGCATATCAAAGGTCTATGTCGAGGGAGAACCCAAAACCTTTGGGTATCGGGCATATACATCCTACCAGGACGAGACCGGTCAATCGATCGCCTGCGTGGTCTTTGACAATCCACAGTACGATAAAAGCGTCTCTGTTGCATGTAAGGGCGTTATCGATGTCAAAACTGGAGGTCTGCTTGAAAACCCTGCTGATATCATCAATTATGTGTTTTTGGAGATTCAGGGGTATGATGAAAACTCTATAGATTCAGGGGAGATTTCGAGGTTTTACTCCGACTGTCTCAAGGAAGACCTCAAAATAGGATATGTTTTAGATGAATCTGTTACCGTGAAGCAGTTCCTTGATGACCTTGCCATGAATATTCACGCAAGGTGGATGATCAGCGATGGCAAATCCGTGATGAGGTTGATGTGGCTGTAAGAGATATTGACAGGGATATCATACTTGATGCTCATCCAGGGAGAGAGACAGACTTCATCCTGGGTGCAAAGACATATCTCGATCGTGGAATTGTTTTGCAAGGCACTACTTCGCGACAATTTTCACGGTATGCTGTCCTTGCCGGGTCGCAACTGAAAAATTCAGATGCCGATATTATTATAGCGGGCAAGAACTTCTTTGAGCGTGATTATATTCTTTACACGAAATCACAGAACGAGATAGATATCGTTCTGAACGCGGACGATCCTCCTGAAATCTACGTGCGCTATTCCTTTAGGGAAGATGAAATGGAGGATTTTCTCCTCTCTCCTGCCGGACGTCCGACCAATGAGATCACGATTAATTATGCTTACGATTTCGTCTCCGGCAAGGCGAGGCAATCTATCACAAAGCATAATCCTGTATCAAAGATATTGTATGGCCAGAACAGAAAGACCCTCAATCTCAGGATGATTCACGGTACCAGGCAGGCTGAGAAAATCGCAGATGCAATATTGAAGACATCTTCCATTCCCCCTGTGAAGGTATCTTTCATTCATGATCTGAGGAGTTTCCATCTTGAGGTGGGAGATCTCGTCACAATTACCCATCGCGCTGGCATGGGTGACGATGGATACAAGTCCGTGATCGCGATGATAACTAAAAAGCGGTTCAGCGGGACAGGTATCAGTTATGAGGCAATCATTAAGCCACAGGGACTTTTCTACAAGTCCGAACTCATGACATTATCTCACGTCTCAGAGGCTGGCAGGGAGGGAGTCACGGTCACATATGAGCACGGTGTTGCCACGATCACAATCTATGCGGATGTTCAGGGCTACCCTCCTGTTGAGGGTGCCGAAATCACGATATCAGGGGTTACGAAGATTTCGGACAAAAACGGTCAGGTCCGCTTCAAACTTGAGCCCGGAACTTATACCGCGTCAATCAAGGCCTCAGGCTATGATGACAGCGAGGTAACATTTACGGTATGAAATCTTTGAGATTCGGACTGAAGGCCCTTGAAGAAAAGGCAAAGATAGAGGTTAGACTTAAAAGCAGGTTTGCCCTTGTCCCATCTGAAAAAGAGATCGATACGACCGAAAGAGTAAAAAAATCTTATGAATACATCTATATGGGTACAAATTCTGCGCCAGCATATATCATTAAATTCAGTATTGCTGATTTCAAGGAAACAGGCACAATAACCACGTCATATAATTATCTCGACACGGTTCTCTATGACAGTAAAAATGGATATCTCTACTTTGCCACATGGCAAAGTCCCCCGGCAATTTTAAAAGTCAAGATTGCCGATTTTACTATAGTTGATGCAATAATTTTAGACGGATATCAATATATTACAGATGGTGTGATTGATGTTGATGCGGGTTTGGCGTATTTCGCTTCAGGATTCGATATTATCAAGTTTGATCTG